TGCACCATCTATGGCTCCTGCTGCACCATCTATGGCTCCTGCTGCACCATCTATGGCTCCTGCTGCACCATCTATGGCTCCTGCTGCACCATCTATGGCTCCATCTATGGCACCTGCTGCACCATCATCAAGAAGAAACAAATACTTCTACCAAAATTACTTTTAAATAAATTAAAAAAAAATATTAAATTAAATAATTTGATATTTTTTTCTATTTAAATTTATATTAATGGATTATAATTTTGAAAGAAATAGAATTAATAAATTTATAAAATTTTACAATCAAACTAATAAAAAATTAAAAAAATTAGGTGGATCTGTAAAAGAAATTATTAGTCTAAATCAAGATTTACAAAATGATAATAATTATTTAACAAATTTAGTACCAGCATTATCAATGCCTACATATTTGCCTCAACCTATAATGTCTTATGATTATATTACAACAGATCCTAATTTAAACACGGATTTATATAATAAACCTTTTGCTCCACATACTTCAGTACCAGCATCATCCGGACCTACTGTTCCTATGTCATCAGCTCCTGTTATGGGATCTTCAATTCCACCAGCTGCAATGTCAACTGCTGCAATGTCAACTCGACCAGCTGCAATGTCAACTGCTGCAATGTCAACTGCTGCAATGTCAACTAGTGTTGTTGGAGATACATCTTCTATAACAATATCAGAACCTACAGGTACATTTGATGATGCTGATGGATTTAAATATTTAAAATTACAAAAAGTATATGAAATAGCGATAAAAGAATTTGAAATAGCGATAAAAGAATTAGTAGAACAAAATGCTAAATTAAAAGTAGAAAATAATATATTAAAAGAAAAAATAAATAATAATGCTAAATTAATCGAAGAAAAATAATATATTAAAAGAAGAAATAGATAAATTACATTTATAATTATTGAAGCATTTTTAAAACTTCATCTTTAGTCATAATTTTAATATTTTTCTTTTTAGCATCTTTAATTTTCCCACTGTCGCCATTTTTGACAGTTTCATCTTTACATATTAAAATAGTAGTATTGCTGGAAACACTAGTTTTTATTTGGCCTCCAGCTTCTACAATTTTTTGTTCTAAATCTTTGTCCCTGAACCCAGTGAAAACTAAAACTTGATCTTTCATTTTTTGATTTTTAGTTTTAGTAGCTTGTTTAAATTTAACAAATGATTTAATCTTATCAAAGAATTGGTTGAATTCTTCCAAATGATCAACAAATTGTTGAGCAGTAATAGTATCAAATCCATCAATTTCTTTAATTTTATCTAAAAGCTGACATTTAGTCATTGATTTTAAACTATCTAAAATCTCTGGATAAACATCTAGAATTAATTGACATCTAGTACTACCAAATCCATGACCAAATAGGTTACTTGCACCCATTAGTAAAGCTAGATCTGTTTTTTGTAATACTGAATGAATTCCTTGATATACTTTATCTACAGTTTTTTCTTTGAATCCATCTACTTTCAAAAGATCATCTTTATTAGCTTTAATAACTTTTTCAATAGAATCTAATCCAATATCTACCATCTTTTTAACATTACCTTCTCCTAAATTCTTAATATCTATTTTTTTGAAGAAGTAAACCATTTCTTTTATAGTTACATCTTTATTGGTTTTTTTGTCTTTAACAATAATATCGACATTTGATTTAGTCCAAGTGTATTCCATATCAGGCATTTGAGGAGTTTTTGAAGCTTTAACTATTTCCAAAATATGAGGAATTACATCTCCACTTCTAACAAGCTTAATTACTGTTCCCGGACCAATTTTATTATCTTGAATATATTTGGCATTGAAAGCAGTAACTCTAGAAATATCTACTCCACCTAAAGTTTGAGTTTCTAAAAGTAAGACTGGATTAATATATCCATCTTTAGAAACATTCCACTCAACACCTAAAACATTAAAATTAGCAACTTGTTCATCCAAAACATCTTTAAAAGCAAAAGAATATTTTGGATTAGATTTGGTTGTCCTTTTATGTTTTTCATTATTAGTAACAATAATTCCATCCATCAAATATTTTGATTCAGCTCTTCTAATCTTATAATAATCACTTAAAATTTCAAAATCTAATTTTTCAAATTTCTTAGCATGAACCATTTTAAGTCCTAAAGCTTTAATCATTTTATACTGTTTTTTAATTTTATTGAACGGATCAACTACTTCATAAATTACAAGAGAAAGGTCTTTAGCAATTAATGGGTCAACATTAATACTGTTAACTACTCCAGCAACAATACTTCTTTCATTTTTCTTTTCTTTGCAATATTTACTTTGAAAAACACTTTTTTTCATTAAAAGTTCACCTCTAAAAGCCATAACATTAGATTTAGGTTTAAGTTTTTTATCTTTAACATAATCAGCAACTGTATCAGGAGTAGGTACTCCTGATAAGTATTTAAGTAAAAAGCTAATGTCTAGACCTTCAATAGCTGTTCCTCTAGTGTACAAACCAATAGTTTTATCTTCTTTGTAAACTAACAAAGCAGATATTCCATCTAATTTATCACTCAAGTAGTATGGAGCTGGAAATTTATTTAACCACTTATCTAACTCTTTAGAGGGAGGTTTTATCTTATCCATACTATATAAAGGATAATCTAAAGTTACCTTATTTTTTGCATTAACATTCGAACCTACATCTTTAAGAACTTTACTTTTAGGTTTTTTTACTTTTAGAAAATCAATTAATAAATCATATAAAGCATCTGATAAAACAGGATTTCCTGAATTATAATATTTATCAGCAGAATGCTTTATTAATTCTTCAATTTTAGAAGGACTCAATTCATTAACAGAATTGAAAGGGTCTTTTTTAATATCTTTGATTAAAGTCTCCATAATATTTAATATATATAGAATATCAAGGTCTTTAATTATATTTTTAAATATCAATTTTTTGAGATATTTAAAGTTTTTGTAAAAAATATAGTAATTTTTAAGCTTTAGAATTACATTTCAACTCTAAAAATAATTGTTCTAATGATATTAAAGGAGTTCCATTAATATCGATTAACTTAATATATTTTGGTTTACAATAAGGCATGATGATATCGAAATTACTATATCTATCAAAGTCCACTTTTGATTTATAAACCTTAAAAAAAATCATCGAATGATCTATTCTTTGATAATCAATTCTTTTAATAACATATGGTTTACCTTTATTAAATCTATCATGATGATAAAACCATTTAATAAAAGTATCAATATTTGATTTATCTTTATAATAATAAAAAGTTTCTACGTCATTTGTTTTTTCATGATATGTATGAGATTGTTGTATCGAATCTATCTTTTCTATTATTTTGTTTTTATTTAACCCTTTAAAATTCTCAAATTCGTTCATTTTTTGATTAATATGATAAAAGTGAATTAATCATATTAATTTATTATATCAAATTTTTTAGTAAGTTATTCTAATCTTTTTAAGAATTTATCTAAAATATCTTGATTTTTTTTAGCATCATTATAACCCATATCATATAACATTTGATAATCTAATTTTTTAAAGAATAAAACATTACTAAAAAAACTTACTAAATTAAATTTTTCATTTTTCTCTATTATGTAACCATTTTTCTTTTTCCACATATCTGGATTAACATGAATAATAGGTTCTTCTACAGCCAAATAAGGATATTTTTTAAAACCACCATCAAATGAAATTTTATCTTTATATTTTAAAATTAAACCACCTGTAATTAAAGGAATATGTGAACTGGCTATACAACAATCTATAGCATCTTCTAAATTTTCAAAATCATTATATATTCTGGTTTTAAATCTAAATTTTTCAAAAGTAGTTACTCCAATATAAAGTTTTTTTAAATCAAAGTCATCGTCATTATAAATATCTAAGAACATCTTTTTAATATCTTTTTCTAGCTTATTTAGAGAATTAGTTTTAGTAATATTATTAATCTTATTTGGAATATCTATACTCTGTCCTTTATAAGTCATGTATAAAGCATTCCATGATCCAGCTGATGCTCCAGAAAAAACATATGGTTCTAGATCATAGTTTTCTTTAATAAAAGACGATACACCTAAAGTGTAAAAACCTTGTAAACCTGCTGGAGACAAAGTAATTAAACTGTTATTATTTTTGAATCCAAAGAAATTTTTAAAATTAGGAAATGAATATGAATTTACCAATGAAAAAAACACAAGTAAATAAGAAATTATTAATAAATTCATTGTAATAATATTAAAAAAATAGTTTTCTGTTTAAGTTAGATTATATTTTAACTTAAACAGAAGATTTAATTAAATTAAACCTCTAGATATATATCTAGCTTCTATATTTTTCATAGCAACTATGTATGCAGCTTCTCTTAATGTACAATTATATTCTTTAGAGGTTTGATGAACTTTTTGAAATACTAATTGCATTTTTTTTTCTAATTTATGATAAATTTCTTCTTCTATTAAATATTCATTATTTTTATTTTGTAACCATTCGAAATAACTTACAAGAACTCCTCCAGAATTAGCTAAAATATCAGGAATAACATCAATATTTTTTTCTTTAAGAATTAAATCTGCTTCATAATCTGTTGGTCCATTAGCTCCTTCAACGATTAATTTACAATTTATATTTTCAGCTTGTTCTTTACCTATTTGTAATTCTAAAGCTGCTGGAACAATTACATCACAATTAATCTTAAAAAAATCAGCTCTATCAATATTTGGTTGAGTAAAATCTTTTAATGATCTATTTATTTTAACATGATTTAATACTTGTTCGATATTAAAACCATTTTGATTAAAAAAATATCCAGTATGATCTCCCATACCAATCATGTTCATACCAAAACTAGATAATGTTTTAGCAGTAAAGAAACCTACGTTTCCGAATCCTTGAACAATAAAGTTTTTGTTATTTAAATCAACATTATTTGTTTTAGCCCAATTTAAAACTGATAGAGCAACTCCTCTTCCTGTAGCTTCATTTCTTCCTTGGCTACCACCATTACCTAAAGATTTTCCAGTGAATACTCCTAAATCATAATTATTATAAATATTAGATTTATTATATTCATCAGTCATCCAATCCATAATTTGTGCATTAGTTCCCATATCTGGAGCTGGTATATCTTTATCACTACCTATAAAAGGTGCCATTTTTCTAGAAAATTTTCTTGATATTTTTTCAATATCTTCATTATTATATTGGGTAGGATCAATTGAAATTCCTCCTTTACCACCACCATATGGTAAGTCTTGTAAAGAACATTTAAAAGTCATCCAAGTTGCTAAAGCTGTAGCTTCATCTAATGATACATCTGGATGAAATCTTAATCCTCCTTTATAAGGTCCCATTATATTATTATGTTGAATTCTATATCCTGAAAAAATTTTAAATTCATTATTTGAAAGTTTGACAGGAAATTGTATAGCTATTTTGTTTTGCGGACTTGAAAGAATTTTGGATACATTAACATTAATATTACAGATTTTCGAAGAAGTTGATATTTGTTTATTTACTAAATCAATAATCTTTTTATTCATTTAATAAATATTTATATATTATTTTTGTTTATTGAATGATACTTAAAATTTAGCAGTTTGATCTAATAATGGATCATTTGCATATAAATTATTATCTAACATTCCACCATTAAGTACAGTTTCATCTTGATAATTCCAATGAGAATTATCATATGATGATAAACCAAAAGCAGCACCTTGTCTAGTATTTATAACAGGTATTAATTCTTTTTTGTTTTCAGCTTTTCTATAATCAACAATTAAATCATCATAAATATCTTTTAAAGAAGCATTGTTTTTAATTTTTTTACAATTTTTTATATTATCAAGTTTTTCATTAAATGATTCATTTAAATCAACTTCTTTTTTTTGACACAATGGTGTAGTATCCATTATAAGGTTATTATCAAAAGTTTTTTCAATCTGTTTATGATTTAGTAAATTAAAAGTTTCTTCTTCATTACTTGATAAATTAAAAGTTACTCGTTTATTATGTTTTGTTTTATTTATTTTTAAGATTGGTTTTAAATCTGCGTTAACATCATAACTATCATTAGAAGAAGTATATGATGGGTAATTATATACATAATTATTTTTAAATTCTTTTTTTTTCTGGCATTTTATAGAATATTTATAAACTAAAAATAGAATTATTCCAATCAATATCAAAGCTATTAGTTTAGAATTAAGCATTATACTAGTATTTTAGAAAATAAATGTTAGAAAAAATTGATTAAAATACTTAAAATAAGAGTAATACATTATAATAGAATTAATAAATATGGTTTTTAAACAAATTTCTTTTGGTAATGATTCTGGTCAGCTAATTAATGACATTAATATAAAAAAGAAAATTATACAATATCTATTTGATACCATTAATTTGTCTAAATATAGATATACTTTTCTTAATAACATTAATAGACTTAAATTTTTAAAAGAGAATGATCATTTTGTAAGTCCAAATTTTCATGGATATAATTATTTACTATTTTTTACAATTATTAATGATGTTAATATGGCAGTTATGATTGATAGAAGAAAGTTAAAATATAACTTGGAACATATTGATTATCATAAACTATCCTGTACTAAGCTTGATTGTAAGGTTTCTAAAAAAGTATATAAAGGCACTATCTTAGATGGTAAATTTATAAGAAATAAAAATGATCATATATTTTTGGTTCAAGATATTTATCAGTTAATGGGTAATAATATCTTAGATCAGCCTTTGGATAAAAAAATAGAAATGTTAGATAATACAATGAATACATATTTTTCATCAAATCCTTTTAGACATTTTTCAATTAAGATTAATAAACTTTATACTTATTTTGATATTGATATTTTAATAAATAAAGTTATGAAAAATTGTAGTTTAATGACAAATGGTATTATATTTTTCCCAAAATATTCGGGTATTAGTATAATTTACTTGGAACAAAAAGATGTTTTGCAAAAAAATAAAGTTACAATTTCTGAGAGTAATACATATAAAACAGAAAAATATGATAAACCAAAATCAGAATTATCATCAAATACAACTGCTGATATAATTCTGAATATGAAAGGTTATCTACACAATAGAAAGTATGGTTATGATTCTGAAAAAAGTAATAATATTGGAATTTTTGAAGTAAGAAAAACAGACATTCCTGATGTTTATGATTTGTACTTAACAAGTGAAGAAAAAAAATTAGTTAGACTTGGAATTGCTCATATTCCTAATATGAAAATTAGTCATATGTGTCAAGATATATTTAGATATAAAAATAAAGAAGTCATGAAATGTGTTCATTTTCAAAAATTTAATAAATGGATACCTATGAGTAAAATAGATAATGAAAAAATAGATAATATTGATATTATCAAACAAGAATCAAATTAGAAAAAATTAATAATAATTGTTATATTATCAGATGATCCTGAATCAATAGCAAATTGAGCTAATTTTTCAGAAATATTAATATTATCCTTAACTGGATCAATTTTACTTTTGTATTCTAAAATAAAATTGATTACCTCTTGATTTGACATTACATCCCACAATCCATCACATGCTAAAATCATAAATTTATCACCATTAGATATTTTATATTTGTAAATTTGTGGTAAGTGAGTTACATAAGGAGTAGCATCTAAATCACCGAATGCTCTAGATAAAGATAAATCTTTTATTCTCCAATCATCTCCGTCAAATGTTATTTTTCCATTTAAACCTTCTATTCTTTTTCTTTCTTCCATACAATTAGGTTTATGATCTTTAGTAAGTTGAACAGCAATATTGTATCTGTTACATATTACTGATCTACAATCTCCAGTATTAGCTACCCATAGAGTTTTTTTATTTCTACTTTTGGTTTCTAAAGTTACTAATGCTGTAGATCCAGAATATTTAGAAAAGTTTTGTTTCTTTAATTTATTTTGTAAATGGGTAAAAACCCCATTTATATAATTTATAGTTTTTTTATTATCTTTGAATTGATTATCGTTCGTTTTTTTAAGAAAGTATTTAAACATATTATCTTTTAAAAATTTTGATACTAGAGGACCACCATGTCCATCATAAACCGCTAACATATTAACTTTATTCAAGTTTTTATCTTTGGAGTCTATATTTTCTATTATAACGTGTTCATCCTCATTACTTTCTCTAATACCTTGTAAAGAAGCACTTTGTATTAGCATTTTAATATTAAGAAAGATATTTTTTAAATGAATATATTTTAGCCCTCAAATAATTAAGTTTTTTAAAATTGAATTTGAGCAAAAGAATTTTAAAGAGATAATGTAGAACTAGATTATGATTATTTTAATTTGTATTTTGCATTGAAATAATTAATTATTTAAAACTTTATCTTATTAATTATTTTAATGGAAAATAATTTAGGAAATAATATTAATCAAAAAACTGATTTTAATATAACAGCATCTCAATTTGTAACATTTTTTTATAATAGTTTAGATACAAATATTAATAATTTAATTGACATAAATGGAAAATTTCTTTACAAGGATAATTCTGAAATGTGTATTCAAGGTATAATCGTAAAAGGTCCTGAACAAATATATCAAAAAATTATTGAATTACATAATAGAAATTGTAGTCATACTGTGGATTCAATAGATATAGTAACATCTGGCTCTAGAAGATTAAACATTTTAGTAACTGGAAGAATACAATTAGATGGTTTTATCTATGCTTTCACAGAATATTTTCATTTAGCATCAGGTAAGAAAGAAGGAGAATGGTGGATTCAATCAGATATTATTAGAACATTATAAAAATATTTGATAATATTAGATGGAAGAAGAATTAGATATTAAAAAAAAAATTTTGAAACAAGATTTAATTAATATTACTCTCGATAAGAACTTCTTAAAAGTTCAAAAAAACGAGTGTTGGGAAAAATACTTGGAAAGAATAATGAATATTAAAAAACCTTCAGGTTTATATGATTCTTTTTTATATGTATTTGTTTTAACCGATATTTTTGATTTATCAACTGAAGATAAACAAAAAGCTTTAACTATAATGGGATTTAATAAAAGATCTTAAAAAATCTCTTCTGGGATAGTTTCCTCTAAATTAGATCTTTCTTCTAAAATAAGGTTATGATTTTTACAATCAACTTCAACTGCTCTATATTTATAACAAACTCCATTATCGTCTTCATAAAGTATCTTACCAGCATTTTTAACAGTAGGATATTTAACAATTACTTGAGGTTTAGGAGAAGTAATATAAACTAGAAAAAAACCAATAAATAAGGAAATGAAAAAATAAAATATATCAACTTTAATCATTATATATTTTATTTAGATTAAAATTTTTAAAAATAAATTATATATTAAAATATATAAATAATAAGACTCTCTTTTAGAACATTTTTTTATCTTTGATTTTAATTATTTTTTTATTATTAAATTACTAATAATAAAAATTATTTTAATTATTTTAATTATTTTTTTCCTCGTAATCAACTAATGCATGTTTAAATACATCATAAATATTATCTACAAGAACAACTTCAAAATTATCAGATTCTGGAGAAATACCTTCTCTTCTCATTTTTTCTAAATCTTCTTCATTTTCTTTAGGAACTAATGCTTTTGTAACACCTGCTTTTTTAGCACCATTTAATTTAGCATCCAAACCACCAATAGCAGTTACTTGTTTGGTTAAATTAATTTCACCAGTCATAGCAACTTCATTATTGACAGGCTTATTAGTTAAAACAGAGTAAATGGCTAGAGTCATAGCAGCACCTGCTGATGGACCATCTTTTTTGACAGCTCCTTCAGGAGTATGAACATGTAAACCAAAAGGTTTTTTCTTTCCTTCTTCAGAAATCATTGGTTCTTTCTCTTCATCAGATAATAGAGACCAAGCTATAGTTTTAGCACATTTGATACTTTCTACCATAACTTCACCTTGAGATCCTGTCATAGTTAAATCTAACATACCACTAGATAATTGTTTACTGACTTCAATAATAGTCAAACCACCTACACCTGAAGCTGAAGCATATAAACCGTTTACTAAACCAACATGAGGTTTATCAGCAATCTTTTTAACTTTAATCTTAGGTTTATTCTCAAATATTTTCTTAATAAATTCATCAGATACTATATATGGATAAGTAATGTTTTTGTCAAAGATATTATTCAAGTTAAGTTCTCTGACTAATTCATATAATTTTTCTTTTAATTTTCTGACACCGGCTTCATTAGTATATGTTTCGGTAATATCAATGATAGCTTGATCACTTAAAACAATTTCACCTTTAGCAAAACCAACATCTTTTAAGATTTCAGGGAACATATAATCATTAACAATTTTGATTTTATCTTTAGTAGATAATGAATTGGTGTGGATTATGGTAATTCTATCTCTCAAAATAGGATCTAATAAATTGATATCATTGAAAGAGAATACAATTAATGCTTTTGATAAATCAAATTTAATACCTGAGTAATACTTATCTTCAAATTCATCATTTTGAGTACTATCAGTTAAATGAGTCAAAATACTAATAATTTCTTTACCATGTTCGGTATGACTTACTTTATCTATTTCATCAATGAAAATAATTGGATTCATACATTTATGTGTCATTAAAATATCAACAATTCTACCCCAAGTAGATCCAACATAAGTATAGTTATGACCCACTAAAGTAGAACCATTAGTAGAACCACCAATAGGTAAGAATGCAAAGGGTCTTGGATTACCATTTTCATCTTTCAAACATTTGGATAAACCATGTTTAGCTAATGATGTTTTACCTGTACCAGGAGGACCTTCTAAACCTAGAACAGCACCTTTAGCTTCACCATTAATCCATTGACCAATAATTCTTTCTAATTGGGTTTTAGCTTCTTTATGTCCAAATACAGCTTCATCTAATGCTTTTCTACAATCTCTGATATATTCTTTAGTATCAATTTGATATTCTCTCCATTCTTTAACAAATTGATTATTAGAATCTTTATTTTCCAAGTCACCAATAAAAGAATCTATTTGAAATTCAGAATTAAATTCAGCAGCAGGATATATTTCTTTTAATTTCTTAGCAAAATTATTCTTGAAACAAATTACAGGACATTCTTTGAATTGACCAAAAGGAATTTTTAAAAGACCATCTAAATATGATTGAGCTTTACCATCACCTTGGAAACTAGATTTAATAGATTTAAGTTTTTCCATAGCTTTTGTTTTGATATCTTCATCCACTTCCATTAATGCAATTCTCTTTTCATAAGGAATATCACTTTCTGTTAATTTCTTTAATTGTTTTTCAGTTTCTTTGAATTCAATCTTAGCTACATCTAATTCATCTCTAATACTATGATGAAGACCCATGTAGATTTCTTCAGCCATATTTGATTGATCTTTAGTTTGTAAAATATCAAATAAGACATAAGCTAATTTTTTATTTTCATTATTAGACATCAATAATAATGTCAAAATGTCTATTTTTTTGTATTTACTTGCAAGAACAAATTCATTTACTAAAACTAATAATGGTTTTCCTTGTAAATTTTTATATTCATTATATTTTCTTTTTATTTCTGAAGAAATATCGTCATTATCTAAGATGATAAAATCTCTTAATGATAATTGTTTCATATATTTATCCTTAAAGTAACCTGGTACCAACAAAACATTGTAATTCATTAAAGATTTTAATGCTTCATATTTTTCTTTGAAGAATGGTTGATTATAAGATATATTAATAAGATCATCTCTAAAGAAACCTACAAAAGATATAACAGTATCTTTAAATTTAATAAGAATTTTAGCACCATATTTTTCTTCAATTACAGTATTTGCTTCTAAATTTTTAACAACTACCAAACTTTTATCACCTAAATGTTTTTGACATTTTTGATATGACATTTTTGGTTTTTTCCCTCCTGTTTTTTTTTCTTTAGAACCACTTCCCTTTTTTCTATCTTTTAATAAATCAGAAATACTCTTTGTTAAAGAATTATCTGATTTTTCACCATTTATAAATATCATAGGTGTTGAAGAATTAGTTATAGAAAAAGGATTTGAAATTAAACTTGTAATATCTGAAGATTTTTTAGACTCTTCATCATCATCACTCTTCTTTTTATCATCTTCTTTCTCATCATTACTACTATCATCTACAATATCCTTTATTTTTAAAAAATTACTTTCTTTTGAATCATATTTATTTACATTAATTGGTATAAACATTTTAATATAAAATAACATTTCATCCAATATTGTTTCATCAATTTGATAAACCCAATCATTATCAACTAAATATTTTAGTGCATAATTCATATTGTCTGGAGATAAAATATCAAAAACTTTTCCAATTAATTCTTCTATGTAAATTACATTCATTGATAATTTAGCTAAACCACCTTTTTTATCAGAATTACTGAAAGTTACAGGATTTGGGATCTTGACTAATTCTTCTTTTATATTTTCCAATTTTTTTACAATCTTTTTGTATAATTCATTATCGTTTACATAAATCTTATTATTATTACAAACAGTTAAATTTGTAGATAAACTAATCATAATTTCGTTGTAAAATGCTACTTTCTTGTTAAGATTTTGTATTAACTCTTTTTTAACTCGAAATTGTCTTTGAAAGTTTATTATGGTGTAAACAACCTTGATATTAAGATTAGGATTAAAATTATTCATATTAACTATAATTAATATATTTTATTTTTAAATCCTATATAAACTTATCGTTAATATTTTAAGATATGCGTTTCAGATATCATAAAATATTTTTTTATTTTATATATTTTAAAATTTTATAAATCATTTTATATGGAATATTAAATTCAAATTCAAATTCTTCATCGTCAGGTTTCTTTTTATTCTCAACAATACCATCATTCAATAATGTGATATCTTCTATTCTTGTTTTAAATTTTAATTTAACAGACTTATTAATTTTTTTATTTTCTTCAGATTTTTCTTCTTCATCATCATCATCTTCATAATCATCATCATCATCTTCTTCATCATCATCTTCTTCTTCATCATCATCATCTTCTTCATAATCATCATCTTCTTCTTCATAATCATCATCATCTTCTTCATAATCATCATCTTCTTCTTGATTTATAATATTATTATCTTTTAATAATTTAACATCATTATCATCAAAATCTAATTGGTTACCTAAAATATTTAATAAAAGAGCTAAACTTTGAAAATTATCTTCAGTAATAAATTCACTATCTTCATTTCCATTGTCATCATTATCAAAAACAAAATAAGGCATACCATCAGAATCTGATGAGTCTTCATTATTATCAAATTCAATATTTTTTTCATATTCTTTTTTATTCTTCTTCAAACTAATAGGTTCTAATTCCGAATCACTTTCTTCTTCATCAATTAATAAATCTAAATTTGGATTAATTTTATTTTGTAAATAAAAATATTTATTTTTTTTTTTTTGAATACAATTTTCGGTTATCAAATGATTCAAATATTCATTTAAATTAATATCCAGATTTAATTTTATAATATTTCTTTTAATCTTATAATAAGATGTACCATCAGTCTTAAATTTTTTAATCATATTTAAAATAGTATGTAATGTCTTATTTTCCATAATTAAATAATAAAAAGAATTATTTTTGTAAAATGGATATCCAAGTATCCTGCAAAAATCTTAATAATATTTTACTAATTTGGTTTACCCCCTAAAAAAATTGATTATTGTATTCTTTTATATATACTATTTAAATAGGCATTAATAATTAAAGATAAAAATCATGAGTTTAAATTTTAATGAAATTATCAATAATCAACCAACAGTTAATATTGGTTGTTTAGGAAGTGTTACTGATGGTAAATCTTCTATGGTTAATAGTATTTGTGGAATTAAAACACAAAGACACTCTTCGGAGCATATAAAAAATATTACAATCAAATTAGGTTATGCTAATGCTAAAATTTTTAAATGCTCTTCATGTCCAGAACCTTCTTGTTATGAATCATATGATAGCAAGAAAAAGAAAGCTAAATGTGAAAATTGTGAATCTAATATGGAACTAATTAAACATATTAGTTTCGTAGATTGTCCTGGACATAATGATCTATTACTGACTATGATGAGCGGTGTATCTGTAATGGATCATTCTATTGTTGTAGTTTCTGCAGCAGATAATATTCAAGAAAAAAGACAATTAAAAGAACATATTTCAGCAGCTAATGTATCAGAACTTAATAATTATATTGTTTGTTTAAATAAATTAGATTTAATTGATAGAGATACTGCTAAAAATAAATATGATGAACTTAATTTGCTTTTGAAAAATACACCAATAGAAAATGCACAAGTCATTCCAACTTCATTTAATAGAGGTTATAATAAAAAATGGCTTTTGCATCATATTTGCACAGAGTTAAAAGAAGTTGATAGAGACTTAGAATCTCCTCCTATTTTTAGAATTACCAGATCATTTGATATTAACAAACCAGGATCTAATATTTCGGATTTGTTAGGAGGTGTATTAGGAGGTACTTTGGTAAAAGGTAAAATGAATGTAGGCGATGTTATTGAGATCAGACCAGGTATTGTAAAAAAGACAGATAAAAGTTTAGCATTCAAACCTTTACTAACAACAATTACTTCAATTAAATCTGAAAATAATTCTTTAACAACAGTTATCCCAGGAGGTCTAATTGGTATTGGTACTGATTTGGATGCATATTATACCAAAAATGATACAGCTGTAGGTAATACCATTGGTCATCCAGGATCTTTGCCGGATGTTTATACTGATATTGAAGGTACTTATACTGTTATGGAAAAAATGTTTGATAATAGTGATCCTAATATTTTTAAGATTAAACCGAATGAAATGGTGTTGATTAATGTTAATTCTATTTCTATTGCTTGTAAAGTTACTTCAATTAGTTCAGAATCAATCAAGCTTAATCTAGTTGGTAAGCTTCTTTGTTTAGAAGAAGGTGATATTATTATTATTAGTAAGAAATTAGCTGAAGGATGTAAAATTGTAGGAAAAGCTATTTTCACACAGGGTTTAAAAGCTGTAATGCTTTAGTATAATATTTCTATATAATTAAAAAAATTGAAAATTTATTTTTTTATTAAACAGGCTTAAAAAGAGATATATTAATTATATCATTAATTATTATGGAACACACAAATACTTTTATTATTAATAACTTTGTAGAGGGTCTGGAAGGATCCAACCTCGAAAAACTCGATGCATTGAAGATGCATCTTAAGAAAAACAATGTCAATTTCAAAGATTATGAAGACATTGGTTTGATTCTGCTGTTTAATGACTTCAAGCAATCAGGTAAAACTGAATTGGAGAAGGAATGTAGAAGCATGATATTGAATAGAGAAACTTTTGAAATTGTTTCTTATTCTTGCGATGATCCTATTATCAACTCCGATGCTACACACCATCTACTTAACCAAGAAGTACAGCCAAAACAAACTATTTGTCAATGTTATGAAGGTCCATTGATGCATGTTTTCAATTACAATGACACTTGGTACTTTTCCACAAGAAAGTGCTTGGATAGTTGTGACTCAGTTTGGAAGGGAGAAAAATCACATAATCAAATGTTCCAAGAATGTACATCAAAACTCGGAATTACCAATTTTACTGACAATCTCAATAAAATGTATTGTTACTATTTCATTTTGATTCATCACGAAAACATTAATGTGGTCGATTACACTAGCAAATTCGGAGAAGGATATGCTAAATTGGCACTCGCTATTGTTAGAGAACAATCTACACAAAATGAAGTAGATATTTATAGTCCTGAAACTTTATCTACTGTCATCCCAATTGAATTTGTTGGAGAAGATAAGATTCTTCTACCGGAGATTTTTTCTGATATGACTTCATTGGAAACACAAAACAATAAGGGTCATATTGATACTCCAGCCAAGAATGAAGGTCTTCTAATCAAGGTCTTTGATTCTACTCTTAAAAAGAATCTAATCCTCAAGTTCCAAACAACTGACTATCAATTTGGTCAAGCTGTAGGAACTAATTCAAACATCTATTTGTCTTTGCTCTGGTTGTACCAGCAAAACAATTTAGCACATTTCTTACAAAACTTTAAGAATTTTGAAACTTTTAGAAAGATTGTTAATCCTACTAACACATCTGAATCATTCGATACAATTGGTATGGTTGATGCAGTTTTCAAGGTTCTAACAAGTGAAGCATATGAATTACTAAAAATTCTATGGGATATCAAGACTGGTTCTCATAAGAATAAAGAGTTGTATAACTATTTACCTAAGGAGATGAAGGATATCATGTTTGCAATTAGGGGAATTTACTTTTCTAAAAAGGCAGAATACATCACTAATAAAAAGAATACAACTAATGGATCCAAGGTCCCCAGATGTGTTCTTAAGATTTCAGATATCTATGATTTGATGAAGTCTTATGATATTGCCAAAATGGAAGGATTGTTGAAAGCTAGAAGGTTGATGATTAATCTAGTTAATCAAGAAAAGGAAAATCAAACAATTCAAAAGTATAAAGCAGTTTCTAACAAGTGTGATAAGGTTCTAATCAAATTGGCTGCAATTTACACCAGCAAGCTTTTCCCTAATCTAACATCTGAAGATGTTTATGAAGGATGGAAAGAAGAGATTGGACTAGAAGAAACCTCTCCTAAAGATCAAAAAACACAAGAAGTAGAAGTTGTTTAAAAAAAGCAATTATAATTAGCTTTTAATAATTTTCATTTATATTACTATTTTACAATAGTATAAAACAAATAATATTTAATTAATTAATTAAATATTATTTTATCAATAAAATAACTTTGTAAATAAAATAATTTATTTATCAAATAACTTTGATAACTTTGTAAATAAAATAATTTATTTAATTCATTTATCAAATAACTTTGATAACTTTGTTAACTTTGTAAATAAAATAACTTTGATAATTTTGTAAATAAAATAATTTATTTAATTCATTTATCAAATAACTTTGATAACTTTGTAAATAATTGTGTATAATATTCAGTTACATCATTTATCACACTATAGATATTACCTTTCTTTAATACATATTTAATGATAGTTTTATTATCTAGTAAATGTGGTTTAGCATAGCCAGCAAATTCAACATCTTTATGTTGAAGCATACCTGTAACTAGAAGGTTACCATATGTATGATCCAAATTATTAGAATTAATTTGACCTTCCATATCTGAATTATTTTTTGGAATTTGTTCTAAAATATTTTGCATCATTTGAATAACATTCATACAAGCTACATATAGAACTCTATATTCACTAACTTGACCTCTGGATTCAAGTATCATTTGAAATTTATTTTCTGTCAATTCTTTATAAGTTAGAATAGATACAGCTGAAAACAAACTAGAAATTTTTTCTTTTCCTAATTTTGAAATAGCTGATAGTTTAATTTTTTGATCTTTTTTAAGTTTAATTAGTAGAAGATGATCATTATAAATATTTTTAATTTCTTGACCATTTTTATAAAAACTACAATCCTCAGTTGTAACACTCATAATATCATCTTTTTTATTTTCAATATCTAAAAACATTGTAATCATATCATAAGTATCATTTACAATTTGTCTAACTTCATTATAATCAATATTATCATCTCCAATTGCAATATCTGCATTTTCTTCTTGTTCTTCATCTCTTTCAAGAATAGTATCTTTAACAGAGTTAATTTGTTCATCATCTAAATAAGTAACTTTGTTTTCAATATTTGGCACAGGTATAGTTCTAATTCTCAATTTCATATAATCATTATTAAATATGCTTTTGTTTTCAGTAATATCTACTTCATCAAAAGAATAAACAGGTACATCAGTCATACCAACTCTTCTCAAAGTATTAATTACTACATGATTAATATTTTTACCTTCAAGAGTTACCTCTAATCTGCTATCATCTTTATCTAAAAGATCTTGATTAAATTTAATATCAGAAAGTTTATCCATAATTATTTATTGTTATTGGTTATCTATTTATATATATATAAAATTAAATAAATTCATTTTTTTTTATATAAAAGAATAATTACGTTTTCTTTGATAAATTCATATATATATAAATATTATAATGTATATTCTATTTTATAGTAATAAATGCAGTTATTGTGAATCATTAATTAATATTCTTAAATCTAAAAATTTAATTCAAGGATTTAAAACTATTTGTGTGGATAATAATTCAACTTTACCTCCTTATTTAACAAAAGTACCTACATTAATTATTCCAGATGTGAATAAGCCATTAGAAGGGAAAAATGCATTTATATGGGTTAATACTATTTTTAGTTTTAATCAAGAAACAAATAATTTTAGTAATAAAGTGAATAATAATACAAGTAATAATGATCCAAAAAAGAAAGGACCTGGTGGTTTTACCAAAGAAGAAATGGGTGGTATATCAGATTCATTTTCATTTGTATCAGATGAAAATGATAAGAAAATGAAGAAAAATTATAATTATATTGAAGATAAAGAAAATGATGAAATAGAAGTCCCAACAGTTGTTTTAACTAATGATAATCAACAAGAACAACTAAATAATATGTTAGAAGAAAGAAAAAAACAAGATAGAGAATTTGTTGAAAATGATGAAGTAGATGATTTAGTTGATGTTGCTTATAATGGAGTTCAAAGTGCAAATAGGTCAACAATACACGGGGATCTCAGCAGACCTGAAATAACAACTAAAAAGTCAACTACAACGACCCAAAAAAAAATTAATATCGGAATGAGCGGGTACAGATTTAGGCAATTTAAATAAATTTAGTAAATCTAATTACCAGATTTAGGCTTACAAGAATTAGTTTTTGTCACTATTCTTGGATTATTAAATGTTTTATTATTACCACCTAAAGCTCCATATTTAGGACCTAATCTTTTGACTAAATCTTTTTCACAATCGAAACATTTAGAAACTTCTCCTTGCCAAGCCCACATTTCTCCTTTTCTTTTGATCAAATCTTTTTCACAAGAAAAACATTTACTTGGTCTTAAACCATGAAAATTTTCATAAACTGGTGGTTTACCTATTATAAATAAGCCAATAATTATACCAATTAGTATAAAAGTATTTTGATTAAACATTATAATAAATCAATATATTTTTTTCACCCAAATTCTTTATAAAATATTTATTAAACTAATTATGAATACTTTAATAAATTTATTAAAAATATATCTGGGTTTTTTTGTTGAAAATACTGTTTTTTCATCTATAATTTATGGATTAATATTTAAAATACCAGAAGCTATTTACTTTGGAATATCATCATATCTTAATGTACTTTTATGGGTTTATTTAAAGAATATATTGAAATTTGATTTTTTAGGATTAACCAATTTAAGACCAAATACTAATTTAGTAATTGATTGTAAAATAGCAAAAGTTATTTATAAGTTTTCTAAATATGGGATGCCGTCATTACATTCAATTTATACTGGTTATACTTTAGCATTTTGGTATTTTCATGGAAATATGAAAATTAATTATCCCTTATTTGGATTATATTTATTAGTTGTTTCTTCGAGATTATATTTTAATGTTCATACTTTAGGTCAGGTTATAATAGGAAGTATATTAGGATTTATTTGTGGATGGATATCTTTTTATTTATATACCTTTTTAAAAAATAAAATAAAATATTAGTTTAAATGGATAAAAACTATAAATTTTTACATTTAAAAAAGAAAAGTTCAAATGGTATAATTATTGAAGAAAAAGTTTATAATAGTATGTTTTCACTAATTTACAATTATCAAGAAGAATTTTTGGATATGCATGTTTTAAATAATGTTTTCATATCTATAATATTATTAGCTTATAAAATCCAAAAAAATCATATTTTTGATATTCAAATAGAATGGATTAGTGATAGAGCTATAATGACAAGAATACCTGAAAATTATATTAAAACATTAGTTGATTTAGATTATGATAAACATAAGTTAGAAGATCATTTATCTGAATGTGGTAATTTTCCAAAGATAATTATATTATATGAATTAATGCTTATGATATTAGAAGGTAATGCTACAGAAAATAGATCAACAAATCCTAATATATTTAATAAAGCTAAAGAAATTCTAAAAATAAATTCATTCGAATACGAATCAATTTATAATTTAGTAACTATTGAATTAGGTTTATTTAAAGTTAGAAAAAAATTATTAGATAATCATAAAAAAAAGATAGATTAATAATTACAACTAGTATAATATACTGGAAAAGGAATTACATCTTTAATTGAACTCATACCTGTCAATAACATTAAAAATCTATCCATACCCAATCCAAAACCACCATGTTGACAAGTACCATATTTTCTAAGGTCTAGATAAAACTCTAATGGAGCTCTATCGATTCCTTTTTTTTCCATAATATCTATAAGTTTTTGATAATCATCCTCTCTTTGAGAAGCTCCTATTAGTTCACCTACACCATATGGCATTAGTAGATCAAAAGATTCACAAGTTCCATTACTACATTGTTTCATGTAAAAACTCTTAATTTCTAAAGGCCAATGAGTTACAAATACTGGTTTTCCATATTTTTGTGTCAAGTAATTTTCATGTTCTGTTCCTAAGTCATCTCCAACTTTAGGCCTAACCTTCATTTTGATAACTTTATTTTTAAGATCATCTTGTATCTCTTGAATTGCTTGGTGATATGTCATTCTATGAAATGTACTTTGATAAATCATATTTAGTCTTTCAACTAGATCTGGAGTACCAACTTTTGCTAAATTTAAAAGATCTTTAATACCATTTTGAATAACATACTCAATTACAAATTTAATATATTCTTCTCCAACATCCATCAAGTCTTTAAAATCTGTAAAACATTGTTCAATCTCCAAATGAGTAAATTCTGAAACATGTTTTGAGGTTAGACTATGTTCACTTCTAAAACTTTTATTAGTAGTGTATACACTTCCCATTGCACATGCCAAAGCTTCTAATTGTAATTGAGATGAAACAGTTAAAAATGCTCTTTTTCCAAAATGATCTTCTTTCCAATCTGCTTTTTTATCTTGATTATGATCTAATTCAGTTACAGTAAAAACACCTGCACCACCTTCACATTCATTAATAGAAATAACATTTGGATCTAAATGTAAGAATCCTTTGGAACCATAAAATTGATGAGTAGCTTGAGTCAACATACTTCTAATTCTAAAAATAGAACCAAAAATACCTGTTCTCGGTCTTAAATGACAAATTTGTCTTAAAGTATCCAGGTTAATTTTAGTTTTAGCAATTGGATAAGTATTACTGTCTTGAACTTTACCTTCCAAAAAAATATTTGATGCAACTAATTCTACAAATTGACCTTTAGCTGGAGATTCAATTAAATGACCTTCTACTCTAAGAGCACAACCTGTTGTCGCATTTTCATAAAAATCATCAAAAGTATTGTCTTCATCATTATCTTTTTGAACAATAATTTGTAAACAATCAGGTGTAGAACCATCATTTAACGAACAAAATGAGAATCCATTTCCTGATGATCTTACAGTTCTAATCCATCCACATACTTTTATTTTTTTATTTGAAAATAGACTTATATTATCTAAATTTTTTAAAATATCTTTAATTTTAAACTGTTTATTACAACTAAAAAGTTTGCTTTCCCATGTTTGTTCTTTATTATTTTCTGAGAATCCATTAAATTCTGACATTATTGTTAATTATTATTTATAAAAGTAAATATTACTTTAATACCTTTTAATTAATAACTTCAATTTTTAAAAAATTTTATCTAAAATAATATATATATATAATAATGTCAGAATTTATTGATTTATCTGTTATCGGTTTGGAAAGAATTTATAATGGAGAAGAAAAACTAATAAATTTAATTAACCCTAAAAATTTAAATGTAAATATTGAATATTTAGATAAAGAATCAAATATTATAAAAGCACCTATAGAAGTAGGTGAATATACTGTTGTTGTTAAAAATGAAGATATAAAAATAACTAAAAAATTGGTTATCAAAAAGAAAGAAGATATAATGTCTAAGTTTCATTTAAGTGATTCTGAAATTCAAAATTTAGTTATTGATGCAGAATCAATTATTGAAGAATTTAATGTTGATTCTAATATTAAAGAATCAAATATTGAAAAGAAGGTTTCTAATAAAAGAAATTTAAATAAAGTTTTATTAAGATTATTATAAAATAATATTTATTCATCTAATTCTGAAATTATTTTTTCTTTATAATCTTCATAATCACCTTTGTGAAATACAAGTTTATTATTTTCAACAATCCAAAGATTACAATCTGTTCTAGTAACTAGTTCAGAATCGTGAGTAATAACAAATACACCACCATTAAAATTATTAATACCTTCAATTAAACCATCGACTGATTCAATATCTAGATGATTAGTAGGTTCATCCATTAGTAAAAGATGTGGTCTTTGAAGAATTAGAGCAACAAATGCTACTCTTGCTTTTTGCCCTCCTGATAATTCTCCAATTAATTTTGTATGTGCTTCACCTTCCAGACTAATAGATCCTAATTGTCTTCTAATATATTGATATAATGTAGTATTTTCTAATTCTTCTTCAGGAACTTTAGATACTGATTCAATATATTCAATAGGTGTTTTATCTTTGGGTAAATATGAATCAAAATGTTGATGATAATAACCAATTCTTAATTGATTTTTTCTAAAAACTTCTCCTTTAGTAGGGTCCAACTCTCCTGTAATTAATTTAATTAAAGTAGATTTACCTGCTCCATTTTTACCTACCAAAGTAACTCTTGTATCCATGTCTAAACCAAAGTTAACACAATTAAAAATTTTTTTTTCAGAATTATATTCAAATCCGACATCTTTAATTTCTAAAATAGGTCTACCTATTTCTAATACATCTTCAAATATAATTTTAACAACATATTCCTTTTCAGGCTTGAGAACTCCTTCTTTTTCTCTCTTCACAATAAAATTATTAACTTCTTTTTTAGTATTACCTTTCTTTCTCATTTGTTTAACAGTTTTTTCTAGTTTTTCCCATTCTTTTAACTTATTATTTTTCTTTTGTTGAAAAGCAGCTTTAAATTTATAAAAATCACCTCTATAATATTCAAGTTTATTGTCTTCAATATTAATAATGTTATCACAAACATCATTTAAAAATCCTTGATCATGAGAAACTACCAAAAGAATTTTCTTCCATGTACTCAAATACCAATTTAACCAGATTACTGCATTTAAATCTAAATGATTTGTTGGTTCATCGAGTAATAATAATGTAGGTTCCAAGTACAAAGCTCTAGCTAAAGAAATTCTCATTCTCCATCCTCCACTAAAATCTTTATTTGATTTCTCTTGATCAGAATCAGAAAAACCTAAACCTTTAAGAATTTTTCTAACAATAGATTCATCCTTATCAAAATTATTAGATGAAAATTCTGTTTCAATCTCATTTAATTCTTTTATTAATTTTTCTTTTTTCTTTTCAGAAATCGATTCATCATCTAATTGTTTCATAATTAACTCACTTTGATTCATCAAATTTGTTCTTAAAATATTAGCTTCAATAACAGTTTGAAAAGCAGATTTATTATTAGCTTCAATTTCTTGATCTACATATAAAATATCCATACTTTGATCTACTGGTAAAATTTTATTAGCTATATGTTTTAGCAAAGTTGATTTTCCACAACCATTTTTTCCAATAAATCCATATTTAGAACCATAACTCAGTTTTAATTTTGAGTCTATAAATAATGGTTTTTTTCCAATAGAAATAGAGAATGATTCTATACTTACATTATGGTAATCGCTAGAATTTTGCTTACCAAATGCACAATTAAAATTATCTAATTGTTTTGAATAACTCATTTTATAATTAATTATAAAGTAATCTTTAGATTACTTTAAAAATAATAATTCAATTTTTATAATTCCTATAACAAATTTTAACATATTCATTAAAATCGTATTCATTTTCATTTTCATTATTTGACGATACTAAAGATATTATTCCCCATAATAACCAAGTTAGATATGTTAATTTAATGAAGAATTCCATAATTTCTAAATCAATCATTGTAGGATCTCTATCTAAATATCCCTTTACAAAACTATAAACTTCATTTTCTTGATTCTTTATATTTTCAAAATCATAATATATTACATGATTTGCTATTTCAAATCCTAAATAATTTATCCCAGCATATTCATAATCAATAATATGAATATTTTGATCATTATCTAATAAAATATTAGAAGGTAATAAATCATTATGACAAAAAACCTGTTTCATAAAAATATGATCTTGAGGTAAACTATTAAACTTTTCTAACATTTTATCGATATCATTTTGATAATCTGGTAAATCTTTATCTTTTATTATTTGATTCCATTTTTCTAATCTATCCCAACATAACAAATTACCTTGATAAGTTAATGAATTTATTTTTTTCATTTTAGTTATTATTTGTGTTCTATAAGTGATAATCATTTTATCATCTAAAGGTTTAGCCTGGATATATTCTTCAAATCTACCATTATCAATTAATCCTAATAATTTTGGAGATATATTATTATCTGAAACAAATTTAAAAATATTAATTTCTTGATTTCTATTGATTAAAGAGTCCATTTTTTCACCATATATTCTTAATAAAATACTTCCCATATTATTTGATGAAATTCTATAAATTTGATTACTGATACCGCCTGTTAATTTATCAACTATGGGATTAAGAGCCTTATCCCATACTGGTTTATGATTTATTAAAATATCATAAATAAATTTATAATTCATTTTTGTTTTATATTATAATTTTTTTATTTTTAAATAATATAGAAAAATGATAAACAAACCTCCAATGCCATCTTTCCCTAAAGGGTGTATCTATTCATTATCAGCTTTGTTTGTAATCTTTGTAATAGCTTTAATTGTAAATCAATTAACTAAAACTAAAGATCCTATTGATCCTAATAAGAAAAAATCTAATTCTAAAGTAATTGGAGTAATTATTATTATTATGTTTTTATTTATTGCAATTGGTGCAGGCTGTGGTTGGTTTCATAATTACCAAAGAAGACAGTGGATATATAATTATGGTACTGATTATCAAAGATCTGTTCAATTAGCTTCAGATATTTTAAGTGTAGTTAATTAAAAATTGAATAAATATTATTTAAATTTTAATTAATGTTATTATAATAAAAATGGAAAATGAAATTAAAAAACAAATTTTAGAAATAAATTCCATGAATTTACCACAAATTGAAAAATCAAAAATGATTTTCAATTTAATGAATCCTAATATAGAAAAATTTCATGAAAAAAAAAGAATTTATTGTACTCATTCTAAAGTCCATTTAAATCAATTATTTAAATGTTGTAATAATTTTTACCCATGTAGATTTTGTCATGATCAAGAAGAAGATCATGAAGCTAAAAGATTTGATATAGATATTGTAAAATGTGATTTTTGTAATGTACAACAAAAAAAGGGTTCAGTATGTAATAATCCAGAATGTTATCAATTTAAAAAAAACCATAATTATTATTGTTCAAAATGTAATATTTGGAAAAATGATAACGATGATTATTTAAAAATTATTGATTCATTTCTAATAGAAAAAAATGATATATTTAAAAAATTTTATCATTGTGATAATTGTGGTATTTGTAGAGTAGGAAATTCAAAAGATTACAAACATTGTGATTCATGTAATTTGTGTTTAAAAAAAGAAGCATTTGAATCTCATGTTTGTAAAATTAATATGAAAGATCAAGATTGTCCTATTTGTTTTCAAAATATTTGGAATAATTATCAAAACCCATATATTTTAAAATGTGGTCACGCAATGCATTATAAATGTTTTGTTAGTAGTCTAAAAAATAATAATTTTTATTGTTCAACATGTAGAAAAGCTATTGTAGATTTAAGTTCTTTATGGTTACAAATAGATAATCATATGGTAAATCAAGAAATGCCAGAAGAATATAGTAATTGGGAATCTGTAATTAAATGCAGAGAATGTGAAACTCAATCAAATGTAAAATATCATTTTGAATATCATAAATGTTCTAATCAAGATTGCGGCTGTTATAATACTGATATTTTAAAAATTAATAAAAATTAATTTATAAAAAATATCTAAATTATATTTATTAATGGGACAAGGTAAAAGTAAAATATCTGACAGCTATGAATTATTCGACTATAATTCTGATATAATCAAAAAAAAAACCAGTTCAAAATTTAAATGCATTATTATTAAGGATTGTTTTAAACTTACCAACAAATTAGGCAAAAAAATATTTATTGAATTAAATGATAAAAATATTTGTATGAGTAGACATGAAAATCCCATTATTAATATTAATTATCAAGACATAGATGATTGGAAATTTAATGAATCAGAATTAAATTGGTCTATATGTTTTAGAAAATATATTAAGAATGAGAATAATTCAGAATCTGATTCATTAGATTTAATTGAAATAGATGAAGAATCACCAGAGAAAGAAACTATGTATAAAATATGTTGTAAATTTGATAGTAATGATGTATTAAAATCTTTTGAAAATTCATTATTTTTGAAATTAGGACAATATATGATACAAAATAATTTAATTAATATACAAGAATATAAAGAATGGTTTTTTAAATATCACAAATAAATTATTCATAAAAAATAAATAATTTTTTATTATAATTTTAATAAATGAAACATAAAAATTATTTAATGGTTTTTATTTTTCATAAAATAAATAATATTTTTTCTAGTATAATTTTAATAAATGAAACATAAAAATTATTTAATGTCATTTCATGGTTTAGATATTGGTTTAGTTTATAATTTACCAAAAAATGTTCGTGTTTTTATGTATTGTTTTTCTGGTAAAGAAGTAGATGCTGCTGATTGGAATGAAGCAGCTACATGGTACACTGCTACTTTAGATGAAAAAAAATATGATAAAGAAGGTAAATTTATGGAGAAACTTACTTTAACATTAGATTCTAGTAAACCAAATAGTAAATGTGCTCAATATTGTGTTTTCAGTGGAAATTTATCTAAATATGATATGAATAGAATACCTGATTTATTTTTAGAAGATGAAAAATACAACTTTAAAACTGGTTTATATAATTTACCAGCTAGATTTCAAAGAATTTTTTTAAAGGATAAATATTCAAGTGTTGATGATAAATATTACAAACCTGGAGATAAATCAAGAATAGATGTTAAAACATTTAATACTAAAATTAAACCATTTATTAGAAAGAATAAAGATTTACCAGATGATGGATTTTTAACTTATTTTGTTAATCCAGGTTCTCTTAATCAAAAAATTAACAAGTTAGATTTTGTAGTTGTACCTGATCCTAAGTATTTCAACAGTTATATAGATTTAGAAAGAAAAACAAAGAAATTGAAAAAATTAACAGATTCTTTTAGAATACCAAGAAGGAAATCTGATAAGCATTTTTTAGAAAATTATAAATGGGATATATCTATTCCAAATACAACTGATAATAATGATTTTAAGAAAATTAATAGAATAAAGAAAGCTACACCTGGAGTTTATCTTAGTGATGTAATAAGATATTTATGTCTAAAAAATCCAGATAAATTCATTACTATTATTGTATCTTCTTGTAGATCTTTTCACTACGATATACCCAAAAATGTTATTAAAAATCAACAAAAAACATCTACAGTCTCAACATCTGAATATATCAAAAAATATGCAAAAATAGATATAAATTAACAAAAAATTGATTAAATTCTTCTAATATATAAGAAATATATTAAAAAAAATTGAAAAAAATTTTTTATATGATTCCTATAGCTAAAAAATTTTTTAAATAAGATGCCAGTTTATAAAAGAAATACTATTAATACAATCAATATTGCTCCTACTGTTATTTCAATATACAGTTATAGGACCTTAAAAACGGAATTATCTAAAAATATTTGTGAGAAAAACAAACCATATTCTTCTTTATCTAATAAGAACTATGGTGATCAATACGATTTCCCCGTAAATTACCCATCAGTAAACAATATGCAAGCTTCTGTTGGTACAATTGGAACCAACTTAGGAACAATCCCTTTTTGAAAGAGGTTAAATATTAATTATTTAATTTCACTCTTAGAAGTTATTAATCTAACTTTTTTATTATTGTACTTTTCGTTCAATAATAAATTAAAATAAAAATATTTTTATTTTAATTTATAAAAAAAAGATATTTTCTTACTCAACTACTTAATTTAAAAAAGGATGTTTTCTTACTCAACTACTTAATTTAAAAAAGGATGTTTTCTTACTCAACTACTTAATTTAAAAAAGGATGTTTTAAGCATTGATCTATATTTATTCTTTTTTCTGGTTGGTATACAAATATTTTTCTTAAGAAATCAATAAGATCATTGATCTCTTCTTCCTTATAATCATATTCATCCACTAATATTTTTCTTATATCAATTAGTTCTGGTTTATTGATATTTTTAAGATTATATTTATTATCAAAGAAATCATCTTTTCTTCCACATCTTTTAATAAAATCTTTTGGTACTTTACCACAAAGTTTTTGAATACAATTAATATGATGAACATCTCTATTATTTACTTTATCCTTTTCTGGATTAAATAATAGATTACCAGTTAATAGTTCAAAAATGGTACAGCCAACAGCCCAAATATCACATGTATTATTATATTCATGTTCTAAAATAATTTCTGGAGCTCTGTAATATCTTGTACCAAATTCATCAATATATTTTTCATCATTATAACATGCATTACCAAAATCTGATAATTTAATTTTACAATTTTGAATAAATTGATCATCTACAACTTCATAATCTTCTTCCTCGTCAGAATCATCTTCTTCATCTGAATCTTCTTCTTCTGAATCTTCTTCTTCATCTGAATCTTCTTCTTCCTCGTCAGAATCTTCTTCTTCATCAATAACTACTTCTTCAATATCTTTAGCTAAGTTTTCTTTGACAATATTTTCTTCATCAGATTCGATATCATCTTCAGAATAATCTATTTCATCATCAGAAGATGAATCATCAAGATGAATTTGAATTTTTGACATAAAATCTTTATGAATATATTTTCTAATTCTATTTTTAATTTTTTTATTGAATGTTTTTTTTACTTTAGCTTTATTAGTAGGACTAATACCTTTAGATTTCAAAAACTCATTTTTTTTTGATGTAAAAACAGATTTGAAATCTAATTTACCATATTCTTCAATAATAGTTTGGCACGATTTATTTGTCCCTTCAATTAAAATATTTTCTGGTTTAATATCACCATGAATTGCATCCATTTTATTATTAATTAATCTTATAGACAATAATAACTGTTTAGTAATAGTTTTTACAACAGGTAATGGTAAACCTTTTGAATATTTACCTTCTCTAATAATATCATATAAATTTGCTGCAAGTAATTCAAATACCATACAAATATATTTTTTTCTAGTTTGACCATCTTTTTTTGCTTCAATAAAACCATCAATTACATTATTGATATATGGATGATTATATTTACCAATTTTCATCAAAAACTTTAATTCGTCAATACCCTCATCGTAATTATCAGGATGTTGAACTTTAATAGCTACAAAATTATTATTAATAGTATCAAAAGCTAACCAAACATTAGCAAATGAACCTTTACCTACTTTCTTTATTATAGCATATTGTTTTTTAATAACTTCACCATTTAAATTGATATTATCAATTTGATAATCTAGCTCATCACTTGATACTGTTAGGTCATCAGAATCCAGAGAACCTATTTTATTAAGTTTGGAATCATCAAAATCCGCGTTTAAATTCATCTTAAACTAAACCTTTTATTTATTTGGACACAGTTTCTTTTTAAATTAATTATCAATTTTTTCATTTAAAGGAATATCCTTAATAAAATTCATTAAATTATCTATTGTCCGAGGCTCTTCAAAAAGAGTCATATTATCATTTATAAATAATCTAATAGTAGGATACTCTTTAATATTAAAGTCATGGCATTTATCTAAATCCTTATTACAGTCCATTTTTATAACATTTATTTTATATTTTTTGGCATTATCGGTAAATTTACTCCAAATAGGATCAAAATTAATACAATGTTTACAAGTCGAATCTGAAAAATAGACTATTGATGAATGATCAGATTTAAACATTTTTTTTGATTCTTCTTTTTTTGATTCTTCTTTTTTTTCTAAAGTAGTTGAATTATCATTATTATCTAAATACGTTGATTCAGTTTTTTCTTTATTTTCAGGTATTTCTTTTTCTTTATCTTTATTTTCAGGTATTTCTTTTTCTTTTTTAACTATTTGATAAGCTTTTTCTTCATAATCATGCATTAATTTATCGGTACTAGTAACAACATTATTAAATATACTTAAATCATAATAATCTTGAGGTTCTGAACTTTTTTTAATCATTTGATTTTGTTTAACTAACATCATACCATGAATAATTCTAATTTCTTTTAAAATTACAAACATATTTTTAGTATCATTTTTTGCCATAAATCCATCAAAATATTTACTCATAGTTAAAACTTGATTAGTTAGATAATCACCATTAAATTTTAATTTTGACATTATATATATTATTATAATAATTTTTTTATTTTGTATTAATAAATGCAAAATAAATGTATTGGTGAATGTATAAAACCTGGTGATAAAACATTAAATCCTATCACTTTAGAAATTATTAGGAATGATAAGAATAAAAAAATTTGTGCATCTGAACCATATTTAGGTTCAATTCAAGAAATAGAAGAAGGGGTTATTTGTAACTCAACAAATGAAAAAGAGTTTAATCAGATTCAAGACATAATTTTATCTCCAGAAATAACTTTTAATTTAAAATCATTTTTGGGATTATACAATATTACTTCTTTTAATGCGGGATTATTGTGGCTAAGAATAAATATTGATAATAAGTCATATTTTAACATTAATAGAATAATTAATTCTATTTGGATAGCTTTTAACTATCAGGTAAAGAAAATAGATAACGATTTAATAAATATATATCATGATATTTTAAAAAACTTATTAGATAAAGAATATTATCAAAAAATAAATACTAGTTCTATAAAAAAGAAAATTATTAAAAAAGCTTTAAAAAGATTTATAAAAAATACTAATAAATGGGATTCTTTTAATTTTAATCCAAATAATGAAATAACTTTATTACTAATAAAATATTTTAAAAAATATAATTAATATATATATATAATGAGTTTAATGAATGATAACGGTATTATTAGACCAGCTATAGGTACCTTTTATAATTATACTGATGTTAATAAAGATAAACATCTTAGAAAAATGATGATAAAATATTATAGAGGTAAAACAGAAAAATGGTTAGAAGAAGATTATCAAGATGTGACTAATTGCTTTAAAGTTACTAGTAACAAAGTAAAAAAATCAGGAAGTTGTAATAATAAAAACAGTTCAACAGATACCAAAAAAATAGCTTCTTATTTAATGGAGATGGTTTTAGAAAAAAATTTAATAAAAAAAATATTATTAAAATATACCAAAATTTATGATGTTAATTGGTATGATTTAAAATTAGAAAAGAAGAATTTGAAAAAATTAATCGAGAAAATATTAATTAAAAAATTTTCAAAAATATAAATAATAATTATCTTCTTCTAAATAATAATTATCTTCTTCTAAATAATAATAATCTGGAATTATTTAATCTAGTGAATGTTTCTGTACAAATAGTTTCTTCTTCAGAATATTTTTGTTCATCTAAATCTTCTTTAGAATAAATGTTTTCTTTTAGTTTCTCATATTTAGATTTTTCTTTTCTTTTTGCTACAAATTTATCTCTATTATTATTTTTAATTGTTTTTTTGTTGAAGTTTGTACTATTAAAAAGATATTTTTCAAAGATATTTGAATTATAATCATCTGTTTTTTTACATTCTTCAATAGTAGAAGTAGTATTTTTGTTATTAACATTTGACATACAATATGTATCAATAATAGATGTATTATCAGAGTTAGATTCAGAAGTTTTATTCTTATAATTATTTTGTTTTTTATTCGTTTTTTTTTTGATATGAATATCATTATAGCTATCTAATAAATCATCAGATGACTCATAAGAATTAGTTGAATTATTATATTTTTGAATAGGTTTCTGTTTTTTATTTTTTGAATTATTAAAATTGTAAGAATCTACCATATTATATTCTGATGAAGATGAAGATTCGGTATTCATAATATCATCCATTAAATTAGAATGTGTTTGATCATAAAAATTATTATGATTGTCACTTTCAGTTAAAAATACAGATTTAGAGGATGCAGAATTTTTTACAATATTATTTAAGCTTTCACTTTCTAATGATAATTCATCATAATTATCAGTATAAATCATCTTATTATTCTTTTCAATCATATCCCACAATCTATTAGAATCAATTATATCAATATATTCTGAGTTTTTAGTTTCTGTATTTTTTTGGGTTTCCGTATATTTTTCTATTATTCTATCAATTTTATCATTTTTTTGAAATATATCATTAAAATCAATATCATCTGATTTAACACTATTATAATCAGACTGAGCACTATTATAATCAGACTGAACACTTAAATTATCTGATTTAATACTATTATAATCAGAATATTTAATTTTATTACTAGTTTCAGTATTAGCTTTATCTATATAATCAATTTGTAAGCTAATTTTATCATATTCTTTATTATCTATTTTCAAATAAGCATTTTCACTAGATGATGTTTTTTTGGAGGTTTTATAATTATTATTCAAATCATTTAATTTTATAAAATTAATATTTTCAGAGTCATCTATAACAGACTCATAATCGAAACCATCTGAATCAGTCAATGTTTCATCATTTAAATACATTCTTTTATCTTCTACAACTTTATTTTTAATATGAAATAGTACAAATGCTAATAATTGATTTTTTAAATTATCATTCATATTTAATATATAATTATGATATAAAATTATTTAGACTTAAAAAATAATTTTGTAATTATAGTATATTTATTAAATGTCAATTATTAACGAATATTTAGATTACCAAAAGAAATATGCAAAACAATATGGAAAAGAAACAACAATAGTCTTAATGCAAGTGGGAAGTTTTCACGAGGCTTATTCAACAGATAACGAGGGGTATGATTTACATAAAATGTCTGATTTATTGAACATTGTAGTAACTAAAAAAAATAAAAATATCGAACAAGTTAGTACAAAAAATCCGTATATGTTAGGTTTTCCATCTGTTGCTTTAGAAAAGTTTATGAATATTTTGATTGAAAATAACTTTACAGTTGTTATTATAGATCAGGTAACGGCTCCACCAAAGCCAAAAAGAGAGGTTACCGGAATTTATTCACCTGGAACTTATATTAATAATCTATCTACAGATTCTGATTCTAATTATATTTTATCTATTTATATTTCTGAAGAAAAGGCATTCCAAAACAATAAAAAAATTTTATGTTTAGGTTTATCTGCAATAGATTTATCAACCGGAGAAAGTCATATTTACGAATCACACTCTAAAGTAGATGATAAATATTTTGCTTTGGATGAAACAATTAGATTTATAAATTGTTATAGGCCCAAGGAAGTATTATTGTCCATTAAAGATTTAAAAAAGGATAATAAAAAAGAGGTAATAACAGGATTTAAATATAATGATTTATTGTCTTATTTAGATATTGCAGGCAAAATTATTCATTTAATAGATTTTGATAAAAATAAAGAAGTAGAGAAAATTAATTATCAAAATTTATTTTTAGGTAAAATTTTTAAGAATAAATCAAGTATGTTGTCATCTATTGAAAATATTAATATGGAAAGAATGGGTTATTCAAGAGTTAGTTATATTTTATTGTTAAATTATGTATTTGAACATAATAGTAAATTTATCAATAATATTAAAACACCATTATTATTTAATCAAGAAAAGTATCTACATTTAGGTAATAATGCTTTGTATCAATTAGATGTTTTTAGCAATGACAAATCAAATGATTCTGCAGTTTTATGGAAGTCATTATTTGATGTAATTAATATGACATCTACTTCTATTGGAAGGAGATATCTAAAGAATATAGTTTCAATACCATTAATAGATAAAGATTTGATTCAAGAAAGATATGATTGTATTGAACAAATGTTAAAACAAGATAATTATTTAAATTTTGAAGAAGAGTTAAAAGGTATATCAGATATTGAAAGACTTCATAGAAGAATTTCTTTACAGATAATTCATCCAACTGAATTTTACAATTTAATTCAATCTTATTATAATATTTTAAATATTTACAAATTGATAGAATCTAATAGTGATTTTGAAAAATTAAATAATAATCAATATTCTAATTTAGATAATTTTATTAAAAAAACAGATAAAATATTTAACTATGATGAATTAATGAAATATAATTTAAATGATATTACATCATCATTTTTTATTAAAGGATATTGCTTGGAAATAGATGAAATTCAGAAAAAAATAGATACTAGTCAGTCATTTATTTATGATTTAGCTCAAAATTTAGAACAATATATTGAAGAAAAAAATTTTTTTAGTAACTGTCCCAAAAGTCTAATTAAAGTAGAATATAAAGAGAAAGATGGTCATTATTTAGTCCTAACAAAAAGAAGAAGAGATTTATTAAAAAAGGGATTACAAAAAAAAGGAGTTAATAAAATAGATGTTAATGGATCCACAATCAAAATATCTGATTTAGAATTCAAAGATTTTCCTAAAAGTAGTAATGTAAAAATATATATTAAAGATATAGAAACCCACTCAGATAAGTTAATTTTATATCAAGAAAAAATTAAAGCTTTAGTAAAAGAAGAATATCTTAAATTAATGGACAAGTTGTATTTGGAAAATAATAAATTATTTGACAAATTAGTCGAGTTTGTATCCTATTTAGATTTTATCAAATCAGGAGCTAAAGTAGCCAAAAAATATAATTATATGAAACCAGAAATAGATATGCACTCTGATAAATCTTATTTTGAGTCTAAAGGTATTAGACATCCAATTGTGGAAAGAATCAATTCAGAATCAGAGTATATAGCGAATGATATTTCTTTAGGATGCGAATTTAATGGTTATGATACTACAGGTATGTTACTATATGGATTAAATAGTGCCGGTAAATCAACATTGATGAAATCTATTGGTCTAAATATTATTTTAGCTCAAATAGGATATTTTGTGGCATCTAATCAATTTAAATTTTCACCATATACTTCATTATTTACTAGAATTTCAGGTAATGATAATATTTTCAAAGGAATGTCGTCTTATATGGTAGAAATGATAGAATTGAGAGCTATATTAAAAAGAAATAATCAACATAGTTTAATTATATGTGATGAAATATGTCGTGGGACTGAAGTTAAATCAGCTAATATAATTGTAGTAGCAATGATTGAGTCATTAGCTAAATCTCAATCATCATTTATCACAGCTTCACATTTACATGAATTAGTAAATTATGATAGAATTAAAAATTTAAGTAATGTTAAATCTTATCATTTACATGTAGATTATGATGAAAAAAGAAATTTACTTATTTTTGATAGAATGTTGAGACAAGGATCTGGTAAATCATATTATGGATTAGATGTAGCACAGTACATAATGGATGATCCAGATTTTATCAGTTTAACGAGAGATATAGAAAAGGATATTGAAAATAATCATAAACCTCTAGTTCAAGAAAATAAATCAAAATACAATAAAGATTTATATTTAGATGAATGTTTGATTTGTTCTAAAAGAGAAGATTTAGAAATGCATCATATAGAATGGCAAAAGGATTGTGATAATAATGGATTTATTATTTCTAAACCGCATGTTAACAAAAATCATAGTAGTAATTTAATGCCAGTATGTTCATCATGTCATGATGATATTGATAGAGGTGCAATTTTAGTAAAAGGTTATGAACAAACATCTAATGGTCCAAAATTAAATTGGGAATATGTAAAAAATGAAGAAATAAAATCTAAAAAAAAATATGATGAAGATGATGTAGATATCATATTAAATTTAAAGGATATTAGTAAAATAACACAGAAGAAAGCAAAAAATATCTTAATGAAAAAACATGGTATTAAAATAAGTACTAATACTATTAGTAAAATTTGGAATTCCACTTATGTTATTTAACGAATGTGTTTTAATTAAAAAATTATTTTATCTTTAATTTTTTAATTATGAAAGGTTTATTAATATTAGTTTATACAGTTATATCATGGTATTTAACTACAGCTACAACAATAGTACCCTTATATTTATTAAGTAACATTAAGCCCCTAAGAAAGGTTTGTTTAAATTTATGTAAATATATTATGGGTTTAACAATGAATAATGCTAGTTATTTTTACAGAAAGGTATTAAATTTACCGATATATTTTTATGGAGATCCAATAAATGATCAAGAAAGCATATTATTTTTTATGAATCATAGATCGTCTATAGATTATTTATTTTTTATTTCTTTAATATCAGAATTAGGCGATAGTTCAAAAATTAAAATTGTTATGAAATCTATTTTAAGATATTTTCCTGGTTTAGGTACAACTTGTTATATTAATGATTTCCCTTTTCTTAAAAGGGATTATTCTACAGATGAAAATTATTTAAAAAATTTGGGTTCTCAATTAAATGATTCTAATTTATTAATTTTCCCAGAAGGTACAAGATATAGTCAAGAAAAATTAGAAAAATCTAATGAATATTCTAGAAAGAATTGTTATCCAGAATATAGAAATTTACTGCTACCTAAGACTAAAGGATCCTATTTAATTTTTAAAAGTATGATGGAAAATAAAACAGTAGATTCCGTATATGATTTAACTATAAATTTTGAAGGTATCGATAAGGGGAAAAAACATGATGCTTTAAGTTTAATTTTTAAAAATGACATAAAATCTATTCATATTCATGCAAGAAGAATACCAGTATCTCAAATACCTCTTGATGAAACAATGTTTAGACAATGGATGCATCAATTATATTTAGGAAAAGATATTTTATTGGAAACACCTGTTGAAAGATGGAAATATGTATATCCTCATATGATTATTAATAAAAAAAAGAATAAAATAATATTCTTCTTAACATTATTTGCATGTATAGGTTTAATTTATACTTTATGGAAAAGTAAATCATTCAGATATTATCATTTGATAATCCTTATATTAGGTATTGGTATAGTTACAAAAAATTCTAAATATAGAACTTTAAAAAAACCAAAATTAGAAAAACTAATTAATTAAAAAGTACTTTTATTAAAGAATATTTCTCTGATACCATAAACTAAAAATAATACGCCAGCAAATAGTAATATATTTTCGAAAGTTGTTCTTTCCATATATTTACTATTTTGTTTATCGGCTATATTTTCATTATAGTATGAATTTAATTTAGGAATTACAAAAACTAAACCAATTATAGTTAAAAAAATTCCAAATATTTGATGTGATTTTAATACAGGTGCAGGTGCAGCTGCAATTGTTGACATAAAAGCAGGTACAGGTGATACTTCAGGAGTAACTGATGGTACAGTAATATCAAGTGACATTGTATATAATAATAATAAGATTTTTTTATAGATAAAAATTAATTAAAAATGTTATTTAATTTCTTAATTAATTTTTAGAAGCATTTGTAGCTAATTTATCAGCCATCATATTTCCAAACCAAAGTTTATACTCTTTACTTTTTTTATCTGAAGGTTCTTTTTGATGAGAATTTATATGTTTAAATTTTATATTCAAATTTTGATAAAAATAAAATATCTTTTGTATTAAATCTAGATTCATAATTTCTTTATTTTTTTTCTTTTTCCATCCATTTTGTTCCCAATCTAAGGCATATTTAGTTATAGAATCTATCATATATTTACTATCAGTATAAACATAAATTTTTTTATCATCTACTCTTTGAGTTGTTATAAGAGTTAAAACACCTTGATAACAAGCTAAAAGTTCTGCTACTTGATTTGTAATTTTCTCAGATTCTAACTTTTTAGAAATATTTCTAGGATCATCAACACCAAAAAAAACACCAATACCGCCAGATCTACTAGAATTAGACTTATTATTATTTAAGGATGATCCATCTGTAAATATTTTAATTTTTTTCATTTTTATAAAAAGTTATATTATTAAAGAATAAGTAAATATTTTTTTCAAATTTTACTTAATCTAATTCTTGAGGTGTTAATCTTTTTGCCATTTTATTAATAAATTCTTGATTTGTATGTAGATTCTTTCTTTTACAAAGATAACATATAAAGATGTTATAATTAATATTATCTGCGTGTTTGAAAAGAACTGTTTTTCCAGTTATTGTATTACAACCAATACATGATTGTAACCATCCTTTTGCTGGTAGATTTTCATTTTTTAAAAAATAATATTTTTCTCTATCCATCTTAATAAATTAAATATTTTTTTTTTAAGTATAATACTGAATTGAGTTATAATCATTTGATTTTATTTGATTCAAAAAAATATCAAAATTGTCTAATCTTCCAGAATTGACAATCATTTGAGAAAAATCAAAAGAATAATTGTAATATATTTTTTTTTGTGAAATTTGCATTTGATATGATTCTTTGAAATCCTTACTAATATAATTAGTAATATCATTTTCAAATTCTTGAATATGATGTGAATAAATTGTGTTAAAAACTATTATATCTTCTTTACTAGATTGATAACCATCTTTTGAATTAATTACAAAAAAATAATTTTGTAATTGGCTAATTAAATCAACAGGTATTTTACTGCATATTTCAATATCATTAATTGGTTCTTGATCTGTAACTAGAGCATAGAAATTATCATCAGTCTCATCATCTGTAGATTTATCAATATAATGTGCATAAAAATTTGTACCTTTTGTATAATCAGGTATTTTTAAAAATGAAACTGTTAGATACATATTATTATTTATTTACTATATTTCTTTAAACGGAAAAGATATAAATATTCAATTTTTGAACATTTTTTTTATATAAAGATATATGTAATTTTATATTTCATATAAAAAATGGCAGAATTAATGGAAGCATATCAAAAACTTAATCAAGGAAACAATAAATTATTTTATTACTTGACTAAGACGCCTGTTAAAAAAGATAAACAAGAATTGAAAGTAAATAATGATACCAATGAGTATCAATGGAATAATAGTATAAAAATAGAATATATTGAAACATTAAATATTGAATTACCTATTAGTACTGAGATTGATTGGGAAATTTTCAGTGATGAAGGATACAGTGATAAGGGTTCTATGAAAATCTCTAAAGATTCATTAGTTGAAAGATTTTTATCATTTAAAATTAATCCAGAAAAAGATGGGAATAATTTTTTTATAAATTTAAAATATTTAGTTATGGAATCTACAACCAATACAACCAATATGGATAGACCCGACATATTACTAAATAAATTAGATAAATATCACCCTATTAGTTTAAACGAAAATAAAAAATATGATAATTATAACTGTTTTATTAGTTTGTCAAAATTAAAAGAACTTAATAATAATCTAGAAACATCAGCTTAATTTTTGTTGTTTTTTTAATATATTATTAAATTTTGTTTTATTTTTTTTTATAAATTTTCCAATTTGGTTTTTAGCATCTTTAAAAGTAAGATCACCCAATTTTCTATTTTTTTTTATTCCATATTCTTGTAAATAATGATCACCTAATGTAAAATCTGTAGCTAAAAAATCAGGATAAACGCTAATTTGTTTAGCAACAGACATTAATGATTCTTCAGAATGACAGTCTATTTCCATATAAGTATGTGATCCAGGATATGAATCAAACACTATTTCTTTACATCCTGGTAATTGCCATGTTTCTCTTATCTTTTCTATATGATATTTTTTTTTACAACCTAATGATGTTAAAATTAAATTAGCTTGTTCAAAACTATCTACTTCTACTTCATATTCAGTTACAAATTTTTTTTTAAGATTAGTCTTACTAGTTAAAGTAATTTGTTTACCTTCATCTCTAACTCTGATATAACTATCTTTTTTCCCTTTCGGGTGATTATAAACAATTAGAGGCATTATTCTTTTTTTATTAATTAAAATACCTCCCAATTCTTTAATTTTTGATTTTACTTTTGATTCCGAATATCCATAAAATCTAAGTTCAAATTCTTTGTTTGACATTTATTATATAAAATATATATTTTTTTAAATTGATTACTTAAAAAAAAGATAAATAATATCATAAATATGGAAACACTGATAAATTTAAGAAATAAAATAGATGATATAGATACTGCAATAATTAGACTATTAGACGAAAGACTTCTAGTATGTAATGAAGTAGGTCAATTTAAAAAATGTAATAATGTTCCTTTGACACATACGGATAGAGAAAATCAAATAATTGATAGATTGTCTAATTTAGCTGATCTCAAAACTTTAAATAGGAATGAAATAAGTAGTTTGTATGAAATAATCTTTAAGATTTCAAAAATTAAACAAAAATAATTATTTTTTTTTATATAATTTATTTAATAATGGATAAAAAATTATTAAATAAACATTTACAACATAGTATAGTTAAAATCAGATCCGAATGTTCTAGTTTTAATTGGTTTAATCCACAAAAAACCTTAGATGAATATAGAAGTGTAGGTACCGGATTTTTTATTAATGATCAAGGTTATATTTTAACATGTAATCATGTTATTGAAAATGCTTTTAAAATATATATTATTATTCCTATTGAAGGAAAAGAGAAAATTGAAGCTGATGTTGTTTCAATTTGTCCAGATAATGATTTGGCATTATTAAAAATTAAAAATTATCAAAATAAATATTTTTTAGATTTAGCTGATAGTGATACTATAAATCAACAAGATAAGGTAATTGCGGTTGGTTATCCTTTGAGTAGTGATAATCTAAAATTTTCTTCAGGAATTATTTCAGGATTACATGGTATATTATTACAAACTGATGCACCAATAAATGAAGGAAATTCTGGGGGGCCGTTAGTTAAATTAAACATAGAAACTAATCAATATCACGTAATTGGTGTTAATTCATCTAAAGTAAAATCTTCAATTGCTGATAATATTGGTTATTCGGTTCCTATTAATATTTTTAAAATTATTCACAAACAAATGTTAAGTAATAAAATTGTATATACACCTGAACTTTTAGTATGGTTTAATAATTCAAATAATTTTACATTAGAATTTGTAGAAAGTCCAGATTCTGAAGATAATGAATGTAATTCAGGCTATTTTATTACATATTTAGATGAAATGTCTCCTCTTTATAAAGTAGGTGTTAGACCAAATGATATTCTATGTTCATTTGATAATTGTAAAATTGATAATTATGGAGAATGTAGAATAGAAGGTTTAAATGATAAGATTCATTTATCTGATTTAATTAAAAGATATATTATTAATCAAAGTGTAAATATTAAATTTTGGAGTCATAAATTAAAAAAAATGGAAAATCAAACTATAATATTAAATATTGATTCCAATATTTTCAAAATTAAGAAACATTTTTTTGGATTTGAAAAAATAGATTATGAAATAATAGCTGGTATGATTGTAATGGAATTATCAGTAAATCATTTAGAATCATTAAAAGATTCAAATGTTGATTTTAATAAATCTGTAAAATTATTTGAACATGTTAGAAAAGAAAAAAGGTTTAATAGTGTATTATTTATAGCTAATATTTTTCAAGGATCTTATATTAGTTCTACAGATAATGTAAAAGTAGGGTCTATTATTGAAAAAATAAATGATATTAAAGTAACTAATATAAAAGAATTTAGACAAGCATATTTAAATCCAATTATGTTGAAAAATAAATATTATTTGACAATAGAAACAGATAATTTTAATAAAATAATTGTAGATATTATTAAAATCCAACAAGAAGAAATTGAATTAGCAAAAAGATATAATTATAAATTGTCTTCATTAAATGATAATGAAAATTTTAAAATGAAAAAATATATTATCAATAAATTAGATTAGTTGAAATTTAAAGGTTCGTTTTTTACAGGACAACCTTCAAATGTACCATCGCCATCAAAATCTTGTTTTTTGAAGTATTTTGTGTAAAGACTGTAGGCTACTAAACTGCCCATAACAACTAAAGATAAATTTGAATCAATTACAGTGGGTAAGCCAGCTTGTGGCATAGGTCCATGACTATGAGGTCCGTGTCCGGGATCATGAGATCCTTGATCAGGATTCCAAGTTCCACTAAAATGTCCGTTAGGTTGTGAGTGTCCATTAAACATTTGTTACTAATATTATTTATAAAGGTTATATTTTTATTGTCTACTGTTAAAAGTATCACCCGCAAAATAAAAAAATTGAATATTTAATAAATAAGCTTAAAAGGTTGTTTATATAATAATTAAACACAAGATGTCTAACAGATTTACAGCTTTAGCTATTAATTACTCTGATGATTCTGAGTCAGATGAAGAAGTAGTTGTTCAAGAAACAAATGCTAAACAAGATCTAGAAGAAACAAATGCTAAACAAGATCTAGAAGAAATAAATGCTACGATAATGGAAGATCAGGTATTCCATACTGATGATGATGAAGGTAAATGGAATACTGTTTCACATAAAAAAAAAAGTGATTCTGATAAAAAGAAAAAGAGATTTCAAAATTATAAAGATAAAAAAAATTTTTTCAAAAAAAGAGATTATACTAAAAAAGGAGAACAAACTGATACTCAATCAGGAGAACAAACTGATACTCAATCAGGAGAACAAACTAATATTCAAACAAAAAAATCTCAACAAGAAAATCAAGTAACAGTATAAATAAAATTATTATATTTTTTTATGACTTTAATTGATGATAATTTAGTTAAATAAATATCTAAGAATAATAGATTGATATGGAGATGAGGGGGATGATTTAAATATTTTTTTTTTAAAAACTATATTTAAATGATTGAATTAGCAAAAAGTTTAGTTGGTATTAAATTTCTATTTGAAAATACAGATCTTAAAAATTATATTTTTAATGTAGAAAATGATTATTCCAATATAAATATTCAATATAATGATACTATAGACCAATTTAATTTTTTTATTGGAGATTTATTTTATAACAATCCAAATTTTATAAATATTAAATACAAAGAAAATTGTTTAGATATAAAAAATGATATTTTTAATAAAAAATTTGATTTAAATGTATCACAAAAAATAAATCCATTTATTAAATTCAAAGATGACCCTTTTAAAAAATTAAATTTGATAAATAATAATTTCAATAAAAATCTACAAGTTGAAAATAAATTAAGTAAAACTAAAATTGAAAGTAATTTATATAAAATGCTTAATGGTTCAATTGAAACATCCTTAGACTTATCAGGTAAAATTAATGAATTTAATTATTTTATTAATTTTGATACACAGGATAATATGATTATTTCTATTGATTATCAAAATTCATTTGGCATAGGTATAAAAAAAACAGAAGATTATAATTCCTTAAATTTTTTTAATAGTTTTAATCTGAAAGATGATAATATAAAGTTTAACTATAATTATTATGATAAAAGTACAGAAACGAATCATGAATCAGCATTTATTTATAACAATGATTTTTTTAATTGTAAATTAGGAGGTTCATTTTTGACAAAATCTTTTGATGAAATAACTGAAGTTGCAGTTGGTTTTAAAATAGGCGATTATCAAGAAATAGATAACCTAGAATTGAATTATAATTATGATTTACAGAAAAATAAAAATGATTTAGAAGGATTAATAGAATTTAATATTAGAGATATTTTTTTAAGTAATTACTTTAATTATTTTGATTCAGATCTTCATTTTTTAGGCACTGTAAAAAGAAATTTTTAAAAAAAGGTAGGTGTTAAAACTAATAAAATGGTATTAATAATGAATCAGGAAGATAAAAAACTTAATAATACTAATACTGATTTAGAACAATCTTCTAAGAAAGCTAAAAAGAAAAAATCAAATAGATGTTTAATATGTAATAAGAGAACAGGTATAATACCATTTATATGTAAATGTAGTTTAACTAATATGTACTGTTCTCTTCACAGATGCACATTAGTGTACATTTGATTGGGTAAAAGATAATCCAGTTATTAAGGTATCACAATTAAATAGGATTGGTGAATGATATTTTTTTATTAAAAATAATTATTAAATTTAATAATTTTTAATAAAGTAAATTTATTTATTTATTTAAATGTTCTTTACATGTCTAATGAACTTTTACTAGATTTAGTTTGAGTAATAGTTACATTATCTTCTTCATCATCAGAATCATCTTCAATCTTTAGAACTTTGTTTAACCATCTTCCACCCTTAGCAGGTTTACCATAAAGTACTTCCATATATCCTTTTAGTTCACTTCTAGATGGAAGTTGTTTAACATCAGGATGTACATCTTTGAACCATCTCTTGAAAGTTTCCCATACAGATGAAATAGTTACATAGTCCTTAGCAGAATTTGAATCTTCAATGTTTTCGTTAACAAATTCAAGGAAGTGATCACTATCTTGTTCATATTTCTTAGTGAATTGAACAACTTGTTGGGGTTCAACAAGTCCGTTAACTTTGTAATCTTTGAAAGTTTCAAGTAGAATAGCCATAAACTGTGGAGCCCAATTTTCAATATCTTGTTTCAAAGTTCTATCAATTTGGAATTGGTTTGGTTTAACTGGATTATCAACGAATTCACTACCATGTTCTACGACTCTGATTCTTCTCCAAGTACCATTATCTCTAGCAGGAATATGAGGAAGATTGTTACATGTCAATAACAATTTAATTTGAGGTTTAACTTCAATAGGATCTTTAAACAAAGGTCTTGCCATAAATTTGTCCCCACCAGTTAATTCTTTCATTTGACCGACATGAATTTTATCATTACCCTCTGGTTCTTGGAATACTCCAAATCTTCTTCCTTTAATCATTGCTAATTCAGGAGATGCAGCATTAGATGCATTTCTTTTTTTAATTAAGATGGTAATTGGTAGTGTAATAGCATATTCACCTAATGCATACATTAGAAGATCAATACTTAAACTTTTACCATTAGAACCACTACCAGTAGCAATATGGAATTTTTCATCAGGAATATGACCTTGAAGATAACTAGAATATAATTTCAGTACATAATTTCTCATATCTTCTTTAGGTTGAATTTGTTTGAAGAATGTATTAATTTTTTTAGCATATTTAGAATTTGGTTTATAGTCTTCATAGTCTATATTGGTAGTCAAAGAAACGTAATCTTCAGGTCTACCGGATCTAAATAAACCTTGATCAAGATCATAAATACCGTTATTAAAACCAATAAGATGTCTTTGTTCATCTAACTTATCTTCAAATTCTGGATCATAGAAAAGAATTCTATTTTCTTTCATAACAGCTTCCTTAAAACTAATATCTCTCAATCTAGATACAATTTTGGAAACTTGTTCTTTTCTTTTTTGCCAAGTTTCTTTTTCTAAACCTGTAGTATTAATTGCTTTCTCATTATATTCAATTTCTTTTCTAGAGTAATCATCTACAAATTCTTCAGAAATCTTGGTAAACAAAGTATAACCTTCATCAATTTCAACCCATCTATGATCTTTGAATTCATGCCAAGTTTTGTGTTTTAATGACGAACAGACATAGTTATCTTGATATTTAGTATACATTGCTTTTGCAACTAAGTAACTATTACCTGTCAAACTATTTTCTATTTTTTCATTGTAATTGGCTTTAATCAATTTATTATATTCAATAGGGTTATCTTCTTTAGCCCATCTATATAAAGATCTAATTGTAAAACCATCATCTCTGGAAGTCATATTAGCCCATTTTTGTTCACACTCTCCAGGAACAAACTTTTTAGATTTAAAGCTAATACCGATCCATAGATTCATATAAGATGGTGAAATGTTGTATAGACACCATCCTAATTCCATCCAAGATTGGTAAGAATCAACTCTATCTATATTCAAAAGATTTACCAATGCTTTTACCATTTTATCTTCTTCTTCTGTTTTATCACATAGTTTTTCGTTTACTTTGGTTGTATGTACATTTTTGGTATACTTGTTGATTATAGATGCTTTATCGATATCTTCTTGAAAATCGTCTTCATCGCTATTGTTAAATTTTCTAACACTTAAAACATCAACTAGTTCATCGCTACTATAAGTATTCAAATCTAGGTCAGTTTCGTCATGTGCTAAAATTTTTGTTAGTGCATATTTTGATGTTGGTGTAGCATTCTTCTTTACACTACCGTAAAGAAGCCATGTACCGTTCAAACATTGTTTATCAAATACTTGCTCAATAGAGTTAATTAGTTTTAATTCTTTGAATAATTCATTACTGTTTACAGTTTCAATTACTTCATTTCTAATTGCATATCTAATTTCATATTGAGTGCAAATAAAAGGATAAATAATATGAATTCCATCTTTGTAATAAGATCCTTCATCGGTTGCTTCTTTCTTTTCCATAATAAATGCTTGCAATTTGTTATGAGGGATATTAAGATATTTTTGAATAGCATCATTATATAATCTAACTAATAGTTTGACTGTGTTATTGTCATAACATCTTTTGTCTGAATAATGTTTTTTAGAAACGTTAAAATCGATATCACAAACAATTGGTGCATATGGTTTTGTTACTTCACAAATATGATATGTTGATCCTTTTGCCATGGCTTTTTTGTAATATTTGCTGAATTTATCGTAATCATTGTCAGATATAAAATATCTGCCAGGAGGATTACACATCGATACATGTGTAAATGTATCTTCTTTATTGACCTTACAACCTTCTAAAAACTTATTAAGTTTTTGATATGTCTTAACTTTAGGAGAGTTCTTTTCCATTATATAATTACTAATATAGAATTTTTTAAATAAATTAATTTATAAATATTATTATTTTTTTTCAATTTTTTTGGACGATAATAACAAATATTCATTATTAATGGTCTTTATGGTCTATAAAAACAGACTTAAAAAGTTCTGATAGTATACAATATAATCAAATGAGTTGCCCAAATAATATAAAGAGAATTATAAGTGATATTATTGAGTTTCAAAAAAATCCTCCGAAAGGAATACACATAAATGTGGACAAATTAAATTGTACTAATATGAAAGCATTGATAATTGGACCACAAGATACACCATATGAAGACGGATATTTTTTCTTTTCAGTTAAGTTTCCTGACAATTATCCTGAATCTGCACCAAATGTTCAGTTAAAAACAATTGATGGTAAAATTAGATTGAATCCAAATTTATACAGCTGTGGTAAAGTCTGTCTATCTATTCTAGGTACATGGTCTGGACCAGGATGGACATCAGCACAAACTCTTACATCTGTTTTGCTATCAATTCAAACTTTAATGAATGAAATTCCAATTAGAAATGAACCCGGATTTGAGAATACACAAAAAGATTCTGAAAAATCAATCAATTTTAATAATTATATAACTTTTTTTAAATATAGATTAACAATTTTAGATGTTATAAATGGTAAATTTCATGAATTTGATTGTTTCAAAGAAATTATTACAAAACACTTTAAAGAAATTTATAAAAACCATATTAATAATCTTTTATCCTACAAAGAAATATATGACTGTTATAAAATATATGATTCGCCAATTTATTTTATAAAAAATTTTAAAACACCATATCATGAACTCTTAGATAATTTTTTGAATATAAAAGGGTATCAAGAAGAAAGTATTTAATAATAATATATATTTTAAACCACTGTTATATATATATATTAAACCCCTGTTATATATATTTTAAACCCCTGTTATATTCATTTTTTTTGAATTGATTAATTAATTTAAAAAAATTTGAAATCATATATACTTAAAATGTATTTAAATACATAATTAATAAAAATAAATAAATGTATTTCTGCCCTAAATGCTCTTACATTCTAGATATCACTAAAGTTGAAGGTTCTAAAAAAGAAAGTAAAAAAAGTCTTAGTAATATTTCAAACATTATTAAGATGATTTTAGCTGATGATAATCTAGATGAATATAATTTTAATGTAGATGTTAATAGTTTGGAAACTAATTCAAAATATAAAAAGCTATCTGAAAATGATAGAATTAAAGTATATAATAAAATTACTGAAAACTTGTATGTAAATAAATCTTCAAATTTAGACAATTTAGCAAGTTTTATTTGTAAAAATTGTAATTATAATAAAGAGATTACAAGTAGTCTAACTCTATACAAAAAATCTTACAATTCATCCGAAAAAAGTCAATCTTATGATATCAATACTAATGAATTATTAAAGAATGATCCTACTTTGCCTAGAACCAGAAATTATAGTTGCAAAAATGTTAGTTGTGTAACTAATGATACCAAAAATAAGAAAACTGAAAAAGAAGCTGTTTATTTCAGAGAAAATGATTTTGATATTAAATATTTGTGCACAGTATGCAATCATAGCTGGGTAAATTAATAAATACTTAGGGTAAATTAATAAATACTTCGTGTAAATTAATAAATACTTAGGGTAAATTAATAAATACTTCGTGTAAATTAAAATTTACCAATTAAAATCCATTTTTTACCATCAAATAAGAATTCTACTCCAGAGTTTATATTTTTTAAAGTAATACAATTTTCTATATTAACACTAGTTTCATGTGTGTTATTATAAATTATTATTTTTCTAGTTACTCCAATTGTAACATTATTAGTAGACAGAGATAGATTTAAACTATCTTCAGAATCAATTTTTAAAAGATTAATTTCTGAATCCAATTCTAATTCAGAGGAGTTTTTAACAGATATTTTTTTAAAGCTTTTAATTATATTTGAAGCCACAAATAATTCTCCATTAATTAATGCTCTTCTATCAATAGGATTGAATGACATTATTATTTTATCATCATGTTTAATATTTAGAATAGAGCTAATTTCAACATTATCAGAATTAATATTAAGAATGTCTTCTTTCGTTTCATGATTTTTGAAAGAAACTTCTGGTGATTTGAAAGAAATAGTACTATTTCTGCTATTTATATTTAATAGACATTCATGTATACCTTTTTTAAGCAAAACAGAGTTTGAACCGAATAAGCAATTAGTATCTACATTTAGATTTTGGACATTAACATTATTTCCAACTAAAGAATTTTTAAATATTAAATTTCTAGAAAAAATAGAATTCCATGAATTATTAGGATCTCCAATTGAGATTGAGCTATCTTCAGGAAGAATATTATTATAGAATTTTATAAAATTCTCATTTTTAAAAGATATTATATTATCATTTAATCCGATATCACTACATAATACAGAATGTTTTACATGTAAATTTTCACCACAACCTATTCCACCTTGTACTATTAATGATCCGGAATTAAACGAATTAGATTTCTCTTTAGACAAGATTTTACAAGTGCCTATGGATATGTGTTCACATTCATTCATTTTAATATAATTAAACATAATATAATATTTTTTTAGATAAAAAAATATATTACTTTTTTATATATGCCTGGAGGTTTAATTCAATTAATAGCTATTGGTGAACAAGATACATATCTTACTAAACAACCGGAGATCACCTTTTTTAAAACAGTTTATAGAAGACACACCAATTTCGCAATAGAAACATATGAAGAAATATTTAATAATGGTACTGGATTTGATAAAAAAATTACATGTAATATTCAAAGATATGGAGATTTATTATCAAATATTTGTTTACAAGTTGAATTACCATCATTAAATGATACTTCTATATCTGAAAAATATTTTTCATGGGTAAATGCAATTGGTCATGCTTTAATAGATTATGTAGATATTGAAATAGGCGGTAGTGTAATTGATAAACAATATGGAGAATGGTTAGAAATTTGGAGTGAGTTTACTCAAACAGCTGAAAAAAGATTAGGATATAATGAAATGATTGGTAAAAAAGAATCCTTTAATTGTCAAAATACTGGTCCAATGACTTTATTTATCCCTCTAAATTTTTGGTTTTGTAAAAATATTGGTTTAGCTTTGCCCCTAATTTCTTTACAATACCATTCTGTTAAAATAAATATTAAATTCAATCCTTTTGAAAAATGTTGGGTTAGTAAAAATTCTACTCCTAAAGATTTAAAACCTGTGGATATCAATCAAATTAAAACATCATTATTAATTGATTATGTTTTCTTAGATTTGAAAGAAAGAAAGAAATTTGCTCAACAAAGTCACATGTATTTAATAGAACAAGTACAATTTAATGGTGACACAGAATATTCCAAAAATAATACTATTGTTAATATTCCTTTAAATTTTAATCATCCTATGAAAGAATTATTTTGGATTGTTCAAAGACATGATGTTATTAATACCAGATTTTCTTCTGAAGATTCAGAAGATCCTTATAGTTGGCAAAATGGTAATGATACATTTAACTTTTCTAATTTCAGAAGTAGAAAAGCTAGTGTTACAGAAACTTTTGATAAAATGACTTTATTATTCAATGGTCAACAAAGATTCAAAGATTTTACTGCAAAGTATTTTAGACTTTTACAAGCTTATCAATATCATACAAGAATTCCATCAGATTATATTTATTGTTATTCATTCGCTCTCAAACCAGAAGAACATCAACCTACTGGTACATGTAATTTTAGTAGATTAGATAATGTTACTCTTAGAATGATTAAAAATAAACCAGATGAAGTCAATCGAAATTATATGTCAGATTATTCTGTTAGAATTTACGGAATAAATTATAATGTTCTTTTTATAACAGGAGGTATGGCAGGTATTGCATTCTCTAATTAGTTTGAATAATTTATTAATTAATTAATATAATTTTTAATAAATTAAATTAATTAATTATTCAAACAAATGACTTTTTTCTAATTCATCAATTTTCCAAATTTCAAATCTATTATCAGGTAGAGGTCTTTTAATAATTAGAGGTACAGTATTATTTTTAAGTTCTTGAATAGCAATCTGTTTAGATGATAATCCTTTATTATTTTTTATCATTGGTTTTGCACCCATTGAAAGTTGTTTAGTTCTAGTTCCAATTATTCTTACAAATTCATACAAAGACATTCTATTAATAGAAATTCTATTGTCCTCCGTCAAGAATTCATCTGTATGTGTATCATTTCCATATTCTTCATCGTCATCAAATAAATCCATATCATTTTCTTTGTCATACGAGAAAAAACAATTATCCTCTTTATCACCTTCTTTAAAACTATTTACACTATTTACATCACCTTCTTCAACCTCTTTATCTTCATATTCTTCATCGTCATTGTCATCTTCAATATCACTGTCATTAACTTCAGTTTCTTCAAGTTCTAGTTCTGGATCTTGATCTTGTTCTAGTTCTAGTTCTTCTTCTGGTTCTTCTTCTTCTTCTAGTTCCATCTCTTGATCTAATTCAAGATAACTTTCATCAGAACTCATCTCAGAATCAATAGTATCATTAGCTTTTTTAGAAAGCTTTTTTTTACTCTGTTTTTTAGGCATAATTTAAAGTATAAAAATAATTATTCTTTATAATGGTTAAAATAAATTAATCAATTTTTTTTATTATCTTAACTTTTCTTATATGATTATAAAAGATTTAAACGAAAGTTTAGAAAAAGGTAAAGAACTAAAGAATCATAATAAAAAACTATTAGTTGATTATCAAGATTATATTCCGATGTATGATATTTATTCAGAAAGTATTATTTTAGTTAAAAATGAAGAATTATTTAATAAAATGAAAAACTTTCATTTTAGATTTATAGATGAAAGATTATTTAAATGGTTACAAAATAAGCTAGAAAAATTATCTAAAGAACATAATCTAAATAAAGAAGAAAATGAAATATTGACTAAATTAGAAAGAGGAATAAAATTCTTAAAAAATTATGATTTATCAAAGTTGTATAATAATTCAATTGAAACTATGTATTTATATTCTCCGCAAATTGGTTTAGATATCACAATATGTAAAAGAAAATCATTTATCCCATTTTTTTCTCATTTAAATCCTTATTATTCTAAAGATGAACTTTTAAATTTAGGATTAAATATGAATGCCATAAAACCAGAATTATTTGAAAAAGATCCAAAAATATTATTTGATGGGAAAAAACATTATGAAATTTGTAAACTTATTTCTAATAATGATGTTAATAAAGAACTTTTATTAGAACATCTTAAGTATATTAATTCTTCAAACTCCAAATATTTAATTCAATATTATTCTTTATATGGTAGTTATTTTATGAACAAATTTTTAAGAAATTATTTGACAATAAAAAAAAATTCTGTTAAATTTAATCCAGAATACAAAACTAATAGTAAATTAGTTTTTGAATTAACTAATAAATTATGGAATACAATAAGTCAAGCACCACCTTTAGATAACGATTATATTCTTTATAGATTTGTAAATGACGATTCTTATCTTAAAAATATAAAAAAAGGAGGTTATTTTATTGAAACAGGATTTATGAGTACTACGAGAGATCCTTTTTATTCTAATAATCAAGATACAGATTTTGGATTTGTTTTAATGAAGATTAGATTACCAAAAGGTAAAAAAGGTGTTGCTTTAAACATTGAATTATATTCTCATTTTAAGAATGAAGAAGAATTTATCTTACCTCCATTAACAAAACTAAAATTAGTTTCAAAAAATGATAAATTTAATTATTATCATATTGATAAAAAATTTCAGATAAAAATTACCAAAAAATATGAATTTGAGTATGTTGAAAATTTACCTATACCAGAATTAACTTTTAAAAATCAAATTGATAATATTGATGTAGATTTTATGAAAATAGATTTGATAGGAGAAAACATTTTAGACAAAATAGATTATTTTATAAAAAATTATACTAACGAAATTAACGAGTTTCAATCTAATATTGGTAGTAAAAAATATAATTTTAATATTCATTGGTTCGATAGTACAGGTCCTTATAATAAATTTTATTATCTTAAATCAGAACTGGGGTTTTCTATTATAATTTATGGAGATAATGGTAAGGTTTTGTTAAAAATAGAAATTGGTGAATTAATTAGTGTAAATTATTATTTAAAATTTATGGACAATCAACCAAAAATAATAGCAGATACAGATTTAGCAGAATTTGTTTCTAAAGTTGCTTATTCATTTAAAATTAATAATTGTATTATACATACAGATTATGGATCTTTTTCTAAATTTAATAATAATTATCAAGAAGAATTGATATATCAAAGTTTAGATTGTTTTAATTATCCTTATGATTTTTATAATTATTTAAAAAAAGGAGAAAAAAGATTCAATAATATTGATTCAATTGATTCAAAATTTAATTATTTTGATTTAGATATTTTAAAAAAGAAGGGTTTGAAAGATATTTATTCGGATAAAGAAATCAAGGAAATTTTTAATATAACTAAAAAATCAAATTTTAAGAATTTAGCTGAATTATTTATTTTTATTATTGAAAATAAATTCTTTTTACTAAAACAGTTTATTAAAGATTTAAGAAAAATTTATGCTATAAATAATAATCCTTTTTTGAATAAATATTATTATTTAGATTCAAATAGTTATTTATATAATAAGGGTATAATTAAATATATTCCAATTATGAGTACTAATGATGATAATGAACTAAAAACAAAGTTTAAAGATCTGGATGAATACCAAAACCTATATAGAAAAGGGTACCGTAATTAATAAATCAATAAGAATTTGTTAATGTAGGTTTTGCCGTAATTAATAAATCAATAAGAATTTGTTAATGTAGGTTTTGCCGTAATTAATAAATCAATAAGAATTTGTTAATGTAGGTTTTGCCGTAATTAATAAATCAATAAGAATTTGTTAATGTAGGTTTTGCCGTAATTAATAAATCAATAAGAATTTGTTAATGTAGGTTT